ATAAACGGCCACCCCGACTTGCAGCGGCGTTTGAACCGCGCGGATGAAACCTTCAATTTTAAGTTCGCGCGCGATGCGACGCTCGCCGAGCGTAATCAATCGCGGCAACTGTTCGTAAACGATCGCATCGCTTTCCGCAGTGAAGCCGCGCTCTAAATAGCGCCGGACATCCTCCAGCAAGCTGTCATAGGTCATGCTATAGCTCATACTCGCTCCATCGGGTTTGCCGCTGGTTCAGCATGCACCTTTTCAAGATTATGTCTCGGGAAAGCATCTTTAGGCAATTTATAACAGTGCGCATTCGACTTTTCTGCGTCGCACCAACCCCGGCAAAACACGACCGCCGCCGCGCACCCATTTCATCAATTCAACTTTTGCGTTAGCCCAATCTTTTTCTGCAATTCTGCGACGCAGAGTGCTGGCGCGGTATCTTGGAACCCCCACGTTGTACGCAAAATCTGCCAACGCGCCCAAAACTTTCGGGTAAGCAATCAGGTGCGGGGAAGCTTTCAAGACGCCTGCGACATAAGTGTTCTGCAACTCATAGAGCAACCATTCCTCAGCCGTCTCTTTGGTGATCGGTGGATCATCCATCGTCACTCGCGCGCCGCCCGGCTTATAGACTGTGCCGTAACCGATTGTCGGGTATCCAGCGGGGCAAATGTAAGGTGACAGCCGCAACCCTTCGAATGGGCGACAAATGGCAGCGGCCACTTCTACCGCTTCAGCGATTGACCCGGTCATAAACGCGACCCACAAACCAGAAACTGATGATCATGAACATGATCGTCATGTCGTCTTTTGTCCAAATGCCGATCAACACTTCTTTCCAGTTGCCGCCCTGCGCCATCGCCAACTCGAACATTGCAAACTTCACCAAGAAATAAGCAGTGACGAACAGGTAGGTTATGCCCGGACGAACTAGTGCGGAGATACCGGCGATGATCTTGCCTGCTGCTGCGGCTGTTTGCCCTTGCTCTTTGAAGGCTTCTGCCATCGCGTCCATCTCAGCCATCGTCATCTGGGCTTCAGTCTGCCGCATCGCAATCTCACCCCGAACTTTGGCGAACTCCATCTCGGCATTGAGCATCGCCAATTCATGCTTGCGCTCGTTGGCTCGGTCGAACAGCTTGAACACCTCAGGAGCCAACCTCAAGATGCCGCCAAATACACCACCTAACAGGGTCTCAAGCATAATCAACCACCAAAAGAAACGTCTGACAGCGGCGCACCCGAAAATGTGCCATCTGCTACCACACCAGCGCCGCCGCCTGCGCTGACAAAAAACGCTAAAATGACGCCACTCATGCCATTCCCCTCATAAACACCACCGTGTCTGCATCTATAAATACCGCATTCATCATGCACCTCGGCGGAAACTCAATCACCGTAGACTTCACTTTGCAGCCAGACCGATAACTATTCGGCACTTCGCATTGGATCGTTCCAAACTCTTCTTGATTATTGAAGAGAATCAGCGCGTCTCCTTGCGAAAATTCCCCGGCAGGAATTAACACCACCGGGGAATGCTCTATGTTCACGATCTTGTTGGCGTGTTCTTTAAGCAGCTTCATGTCTTCGGATACTTTGCCTTGACCGCTGCAATCTGAGCCGTCATCGCAGCCGCAGCATCGCCACCCTTCCACATCGCATCCAGCTGGTCAGCCAATGATGGATACTCAGCACGCCGCTTGGCATAGTAGTCAGGGTTGTCAGGCCGCACGACCTCGGACTTATCAATATCCACTGTCTGTGGCTCACCACCCATAGGATCAGGAATCTCCCGAGTCTTAGGTGTCAATGCAGCCCAAGCAGCTTCTTTGGCATCAATGTCAGCATAGATTGCCGCCTCTTTGGATGCGATATAAGCCGACAGATCAACGCCCGGAGGAATAAACAACGTCCAGTCGTACGTCTGCCCGTTATGCTCAACCTTCAGATAAGCCAGCGCACGCTCTTCGTTTGGAGCAATGTTCGATGCAACGCCTTCCAATGAAATCATTTTGTAGCCTCCAATCTAAAGTTCTTGCCCGGATGCTGCCCAGTCGGCGGCAGTATCTGGATGTCTTTGAATCCTACATGGGCGCATAAGTCACGCAGAGAATCCGGCGTGTAACCCCACAGATGAGGAGACAACGCGCCGCCCTTTTCAGTCTCAGGCGTAATCCTGTCCACATGCGCCCCAAAAATACACATCGCCGTCATGTGCTGCTCAGCTCCCACTTGCATCAGGTAATCCTTGCAAAGCGCTGCCAAGTCAGGCGTCTCCAGCACCAACTTGCCGCCCTCTTTCAAGGTCTTGTACCAGTTGGTCAGGATGCCGGGAACACGGTGCTGCGGGAAATGCTCGATCACATGACTACCAAATATCTCATCTGCACAGCCCTCCGGCAGATCAAGCTCCATGATGTCCATCTTAATATCAGTGTCGCTGTGCATATCGACACCCATATAACCTTCCAACCGATCACGACCGCAGCCCATGTTGAAGCGGATAGGCTGGCCTTCCTCCTGCATCTGAGCAAGGATTGCCGCATACCCAGCACCGGGGCCAGTGCCTTTAGGCAGACGATCAGCCCAGCGCCGATCAATAAACTCTTTGTCATCCAGCGTCAGCGGTCTGGTGGGCGGGATGTTGGTGTAGTAGTTCTTCAAATCCACCGACGGATGCGCCGTATACATACCTGTCGCCAAGTCCATGTGCAGACACTGAACGTCCGTGTTGACTAGCAGCTTTGTGCCGCGTTTGTGCAAACGATGAACAAAGAAGTTGTCCTCACCAATGAACGGTATCTCATCATTGATGTTGTTGCCAATACAGCAGAAGGGCAAGTCAGGGTTTTCTGCCTTCATGTCTTGCAGGATCTTGATTGGGATCAGCATGATGTCCATGCCAGTCTGCCAAGCGTCAATGATCTGCCCCGGATCGACGTTCGGGATTGTGATCCAGTCACCCTCACGAACCATGATCATCGCGTCTGAGCACTTGATGTAGTACACGCCTGTGATCACCGCGTCAGGATACTGCTCGGACGTGCGCATCAGCTTCTTGAATGCGTCGTAAGGAACAACCGTATCCTCACCAATAAAGAGCATGTACTTGGCACCAGACTCCAGCGCCTGCTCTATCAGGTAGTTACGGGCAACGTCCACCTTCTCACCGCCGATATTGCAAAAGCCATGTGAGAAACCCATCAGGTCTACATGCAGACCGTCATACCCATCAAAATTCTGTGCGGCTGTTTCTTCTAAGTTGCGACGCGGTTGTGCAATCACGACGTACGGCTTAATAGTTTTAGACTCGTCGTAGATTTCCTGCATCGTTGCGATGATTTTCTCTCGGTTGTACACACTCTCTCCTTTGTGTGGTGGTTAAAATTTATTGAAGAACGGCGATAGGGCGTAGCCTATATTTCTTGTTGTTCCGGTGGATATTTTTTCGCCTCTAACTGCACCATACGGTATAAAAACTATTGAACCGTCTTGAGCCAAAACTCCACCAGAGTATCTGCCACCAATAGCAGTATTTATTAAGGCATACGTAGATACAACTCCTGTTGCTGATATTTTTTGACCTCTATCAGCATCATGTGGAACAAAGTGTATATCTCCATTTGGAGCTAATATGCCACCTTGATAAGCTGTTCCTGTTGTGTAAACTAAAGAGTAAGTCGAAACAACGCCAGTCACTGATATTTTTTGTCCTCTGTTTGCGCTGTCTGGAACAAAATGTATATCTCCGTTTGGAGCAAGAACGCCCCCAGCATATGGACCAGCCGTATTAACTAAAGAATAAGTTGAAACAACGCCCGCTGCTGAGATTTTTTGTCCAACAGGTGCATTGTGCGGAACAAAATGTATGTCTCCGTTAGGCGCTAATACGCCGCCCCAATACGCACTAGCTTGCGTGCGAACTAAGGAATAAGTAGATACTACTCCAGCGGATGATACTTTTTGACCAACCGCTGCATTCCAAGGCACAAAATGAATGTCGCCGTTTGGCGCGAGCACGCCACCCCTGTATTTGCTGCCGCCAGCCGTATAAACTAATGAGTAAGTAGAAACAACGCCAGAAGCGTCTACCTTCTGACCTCTAAGAGCATCGTATGGAACAAAATGTATATCACCATTAGATGCTAATACACCGCCATAAGCGTTCAAGCCGGATGTTGTATAAACTAATGAGTAGGTAGATACAACGCCAGTCGCTGAGATTTTTTGCCCACGAACCGCCTTTATGGGAACAAAATGAATGTCCCCGTTAGGCGCAAGCACCCCGCCAGAATAAGCGTCTGCTATTGTGTAAACCAAGCTAAACGTACTCACCGCCCCTGCCGTATTGTTATTGTTGTACGGCACACCGTTGATGACTGTCCGGTCTAGCTCTTTCTTCAGGTTTGTCCACGCCACCAGATCAGTGCCTACCTGACTGGTATCCCCCTGCGGTACTGTTCCTTCTGTCGCGTCGGCGGGATAAGTACAAAACACATCCTTAGTGCCTGCTGCCCAATCTACTTTATTGTTGCTGTTGGAAGACTCAAAGACTGTATCCCGCGATAAGGTTGTGCCGCTAGACGTATAAGTACCAATCCCTATTTCCCAAGCAGTGCCGTTAGTAATGCAGTAGTAAGTTTGGTTGGCGTTGCCAATGACTGAGAAGTCTTGGAATCCTGCTACCGCCGCGCCGAGCGTGAACGTGCCAGTACCAGTCGTTGTGCTTGTTACTTTTACTCTATCTTTAACGACATAAGTCATGGCGTAATCCTTAGAACTTGTTCAGGTATGAGCTTAGGCAGGTGTCAAGGCCGAAGGGTATGGCGGGGTTGGTGGAGATTTTTTGGCCCCTTACTCCGCTTTGAGGAATGAAGTAAATTTCTCCAGTAGGTGATAACACTCCACCCCTAGAATTTGGATTTGATTGAACTAATGTGTAGGTAGACACAACGCCTGTCAAATAATTAATTTTTTGACCTCTTGCCGCATTACTTCCCGGAACAAAATGTATATCGCCGTTAGGAGCTAACACGCCGCCAACATAATTTGTATATTGTTCAATTATAGAAAATGTAGAAACAACACCTGATGTTGAAATTTTTTGTCCAACAGGGGCTGACTCAAAAGGGACAAAATAAATTTCGCCATTTGCGGCAAGAACGCCCCCGATGTTTACCTTACCATCAATAAATGTATAAGCTAATGAATACGTAGACACAACACCTGCTGCTGATACTTTTTGCCCTCTGCGAGAGCTATATGGAACAAAATGAATATCTCCATTAGGAGCGAGAACCCCGCCAATATATGCGCCTTGAGCGCGATCCGATGTATATACCAATGAATAAGTAGATACCACTCCAGCGGCAGAAACTTTTTGCCCAACCGCTGCAAAATATGGAACAAAATGTACGTCTCCGTTAGGAGCTAACACGCCGCCAGCATAAGCTGTTGCTGTTGTATAAACCAATGAGTATGTAGACACAACCCCAGAAGCATTTATTTTTTGCCCTCTATTCGCACCGTGAGGAACAAAATGTATATCTCCATTTGATGCTAATACGCCACCAATATAATTGCCAGCCGTATATACAAGAGAATAAGTTGATACTGTTCCAGTAAGATAATTAATTTTTTGGCCTACAACTGCACCATAAGGCACAAAATGTATATCCCCATTGGGGGCTAAAACACCCCCCCAATAATCTCCTACTGTATTTACTACGCTATACGTACTAACTATCCCTGCAACACCGTTATTCCTAAACGTCACCCCAGCGTTGATGCTCTGGTACAGGTTCTTCTGGAAGTTGTCAAACGCTACGCCATCCGTGCCAATAGAACTGTTGTCCCCTGTCGGCGCTGATCCCTGTGTGTTCTCTGCTGGTTGCGGTACGTAGACATCTTTCGACCCCGCCGCAAAGTCAATCACCGATCCGGTAGACGAAGCCAGCACGGTATCGCGGGATAAGGTCGTACCACTAGCGGTATACGTGCCTATTCCTACTTCCCACTGAGTTCCACCTACGATGGTGTAATAGGTCTGATTGCCATCGCCCACGCCGGAAAAGTTCTGATAGCCAGTAGATGCTGCCCCTAGCGTGAACGTACCTGTCCCTGTCGTGGTGCTCGTAACTTTTATGCGGTCTTTGGTAACAAACGCCATGACAATAATCCTAGAACTTGTTCAGGAAAGAACTGAGGCAGATGCCGGGGCCGAGCGGGGAGCCGGGGTTGGTAGAGATTTTTTGAACTGGTTGATTGGTATTACTATCAAATGTAGGAAGAAAATAAATTTCTCCGTTTGGCGTTAAAACACCACCGGCATAAGCACCGACTGTCGTATAAATTAAAGAATAAGTTGATACTACGCCTGCTGCTGATACTTTTTGACCAACCGTTGCATTTCTCGGAACAAAATGAATGTCGCCGTTAGGGGCTAACACTCCGCCACGATAACCATTTGTTAATGTATAAACTAAAGAGTATGTAGTCACTACTCCAGCAATAGATATTTTTTGACCTCGACGTTCTGGAACATAATGAATGTCACCGTTTGGTGCTAAAACACCTCCCCAAGACCCTGCTCCCGTATAAACTAAAGAATAAGTTGATACTACGCCAGAGATCGAAATCTTTTGTCCTACGCGAGCAAAGTCAGAAATAAAATGTATATCTCCGTTTGGGGCTAAAACACCACCTCGATATGCTTCGCTTGTTGTATACACAAGAGAATATGTTGAAACAACACCAGCAGAAGATACTTTCTGTCCACGCACCGCCTCATTAGGAACAAAGTGTATATCTCCGTTGGGGGCAACAACACCACCTATATACGCACCATTAGAATTTGTGTAAACCAAAGAATAAGTAGAAACAACACCAGAAGCAGATATTTTTTGACCAACCTGAGCGGCATAAGGAACAAAATGAATATCGCCATTAGGAGCTAAAACTCCGCCACTATATGTGCCTACCGTATAAACCAATGAATAAGTAGAACTAACGCCCGTAACAGGGTTAATTTTTTGTCCTCTATTTGCTGACTTTGGAACAAAATGTATATCACCGTTTGGGGCTAAAACACCACCTTCATAAGCGGCTTGTGTTGTGTAAACCAAATTAAACGTACTTACAATCCCATTAGTTCCATTGTTCCCGAACGTAGTACCACCTGCTACACCGTTATTAAGCGCTGCTTGAAACGCAGTCCAGCCTGAGAGATCAGTACCTATCTCACTATCATCACAGTACGGAACGCCCAAAGGCATCGCCGCAGCTGGGTAAGCACACAGCACATCTTTGGTACCGGCTGAGAAATTAACTAGCGCACCGCTATTCGATGAACCAAACACTAGCTGTCTGGATAACGTCGTACCTGAAGAGGTGTACGTACCCTTGCCTACTTCCCACTCAGTCGTGCCTTTGATGACGTAGTAGGTTTCGTTGCCGTTGCCGATGACAGAAAAGGACTGATAGCCTGCCGCTGCAGAACCAAGGGTGATCGTCCCCGTACCTGTTGTCGTGGTAGTGGACTTGACTCTGTTTTTGAGTACGAGCGCCATTAGGTGACATTCCCTGAAACAACACAAACGGTGCCAGATACAAACAGGATGCTTGCAATACCACGAGTCGCTAATGTCATCGTCGCCTTATCAGTGTCCGTTCCGGCAATATAAGCCGTCGTAATCGTACAAGTAATCGTAATCCCTGCGGTCGTATTGTTGAAGATAATGACAGCATCACCTGCCGCAAACGTCGCATCAGGGATCGTAATCGAGCCGCCTGTGCCAACTTCAATAGTCTGACCAACGTCTGTGGTCAATAAGGTGTAATTGGTTGTTTTTGCAGCGCCTGAAATTGGAATGCCGGGTGCTGCCAACATCTCTACCGTTCCAGACGAATTCTCGCAGTACAACTTCATGTCTGCGATGTTCAATCCAAGTTCACCTTGCGCTAGGTTCGCAGCAGAAGGCGCGTTGCCTGCGGTGGTGCTGTGATAGAGTTGGATTGGTGTGTAACCGGTTTGTGCCATGATTTACCTCAAATTTTCGATTTTGTACAACGTCTTCATGTAAATCGCCGCCATCTCATCGAGGATATTTTCCAATGCCGGCACATTTTTAGCGATTTTCGCTCGATTCTCAACAAGCCACAACATTTCGTCTCTCAGCACTTCTGCGATGTCCGGCACACCGTCGGGCGCTTTTTCCATTTGGCCGAACGTGCCTTGATGCGCTTCCACATATTTGTCGATGGAACCAATTATCTCTTCATAAAACTCGCCCAACGCTTCATGCTGAGAAAACGAGTTGGTTGTCCAATGGTTGGCGTGCGCGGCGTTACGCACTTTGAACACACGGGTTATTAGCTTGTCCAACATCAGAACGTGCCTCCAGTGATGCCCGCAGTGACCGCATTGGTGGACGGGTTGTAAGTTATCCCTGCATCTACCCCCAACGCTTGATTTCCTGTGGTCGAAGCCGCCACGAATGGAATGTAGAAGTCAGCATTGGTGCTGGTGGCAGTTGTGGCGACATTTGTCGCATTTGTGGCCGATCCTACGGACAACGTGCTTTGATCAACGTATTGAGGCGCTGTTGCGCCAGCAGTCAAAACATAATTCGTTGTCCCGAGAGACAAAAATGTCGTTGTTCCAGCACCAGAGTTGTAAGGCAAAGCGCCAGCCGTGCCGCCAGCAATGTTTGTCGCCGTCGTCGCTGACGTCGCGCTGGTGGCGCTCGTCGCTGTTGCGGCGTTGCCGCTGATGCTGATATTCCAAGTTCCTGAAGCGCCCGTGCCGTCTGCTTTCGGCGCGCCTACAGTGCTGTAATCAATCGTTCGAGCGGCTGATCCATCAAACGTCGCTCCAGCCGCAGCACCGCCTGTATTTGTGAATGTTACAGAATTGGCTACAGAACCAGCAGACCCTGTCGTATTCTGGTTGAACGTAGGCCATGTTGCGCTGGCTGTCGTCCAATTCCAAGTTCCTGTTGGCGTGTATGACCCACCCAACTCAAGAATCGTGTCGTCAGCATCGCGCACGGTCTTGGTGCGATTTGTGGACGTTATTCCTGTGATGGTGAACAGACCGGTTTGTCCGACCACAGACAAGCTCGCTGCTGAACCTGTCGTGTTCTGGTTCAGCGTCGGAATGTCAGCCGCCAAAAGCGCGCGGAACGATGGCGTACCCGGCGAACCCGTCGTCGGTCCAGCGAACACATAGTTGGCAGTTTGGTTTGCATAAACCGCTGTCAAGGTGCCAGAGCCTGTGACCGGCGAATTGCTGATGGTGAAGTCTGCAGGCAACGACAAACCGACAGAAGTCACAGTGCCAGCGCCTGCGGAAGACCACTGGAAAGCTGAACCAGACCATTGCAAAAATGTGCTGCCGACCGTTGGCGCTGTGATGAAAGAAGAAGCGCCTGCACCGGTGTTGTAAACTATTTGGTTTGCGTTGCCGCCTGCAACATTGGTCGCAGAACCGACAACCAAACTGGATTGAGCAACATTCTCCCAGCGCATGTCCGTGCTGTCATAGACGATCACGTCGCCATTGTTCAGCGTGCCGAATTGCACATTGCCGTCAGTGCCGCCCAAAACCGAGCCGAACGTCGGGCGCACAAACAAGATTCCGTTAGAAGTTCCGACATGCACGACCGCTGCGACTGTTGCGATCGCGTTGGGTGTCGTAGGCTTGGTTTTTGTCAAGCCACCGGTGACAAGCGGGTTGTAGTACAACTCTTGGCCTTGCGTCCAAGCTTCAACGCCGCCGGTGGTGTTGAGGTTCTTGACTTCGCCGAACTGAGTGACAAATATCCAATCGTTGGTGGTGCCGGTTTCGTTGGCGACACCGAGGATGTAGTTGGCTTGCGTCGGTTGCAGTCCTGTGGCTGGCGCAGCAGTCAAGCCGCCTGAAGCGCCCAGCGTGCCGGTGAACATCATCACTTGCCCTTTGGTCGCCGGGGCGGTGAGTTTCACGCGGAAATAAGTTTCTTCGCCGATCTTTTGGACGACCGCGCCATTCATTCGGAACGCGAGCGTTTGGAACTGATCGTTGTTGTCGTAATAAAGACGAGCTGTAGCGTCAGTCGGCAACGGCGAAAGCGCCGAGGCAAAATCGACGTAATCTGTGTCCACGGTCGTGAACGTGCCTGCGGCGGGAGTCGACCCGCCAATGACCGTTCCGTCGATTGTGCCGCTGTTAATGTCGACGTTGGTCAGCGTTTTCCCGTCTAACGTGTCAGGGATGTCGTCGTTGACGAGCGCACGGAATGTCGGCAATGCATCCGGTCCAGACACAGGCCCGGCACGCACCGTGTTGGCTGGGCGCGGAATGTCCACGTCCATGTTGGCCCACAAATAAGCGCCAGTGCCGCCAGAAACAAGCACCTGCCCATAAACACCCACAGGACCAATGTAAAGGCCGTCAGCGCCTGACCAAACAATCGCACCGGCGTCTGGCACCAACGAGCGGCTTGTGCCACCTTGGTCGACGGGCAAGATGCCATTGATTTGCTGTTGGTCAGACAAATCCACAGCAGGGTGCTGATGGTCGGCGCGCGCTATTTCGGTGGAAACACCCGCAGCGCCTGTGTCGTCCAACACCAGCGGCGTTGCGTTGCTCAAGTTTGCGTTGAGCGTGACGTCAGTGTTGAGTGCGCCGCCGCCCGTCAACCCTGTGCCGGCAATGACTTGTCGGCTTTCAGGCACGTAGCCGCTGATGGTCGCCGGGATTGTCGTGGCAGCGGTGACGCGCCCGGTGGCGTCCACTGTGAACACCGGGATGTTCGTAGACGTTCCATAAACGCCGGGTGTGACACCGGTGTTGGCCAACTCGGCTGTCCCTACGCCGCCCGGAGCGATGCTCAACGTCACGTTGGAGCTCAGTTGCCCACCGCCATCCAACCCTGTGCCAGCCAGCACCGCGCGAGAGGTCGGCACACCCGCCACAGACAACAAATCACCAACACGAATTTGGTAATTGTTGCCCTGATAGACAATCATCATCAGCGAGTTTTCGTCCGCCACCGGGGCGGTGGGCAACTGCGTGATTCTTGTCGGTATCAGGTTGCTAGGTACGTCTGACATTTATAGCTCCAAATATCCGTCACCATCTTCTGTGATGATGAACTCATTGCCTTGCTCTTGAATCAAGCCAGCAGGCCGAGTGTTGATCGGTGTGTCAGGCCGGTTGAATGGCAAAACAATCTGGTCAGGGCGGCGCGGCGCTAATCGGTAAGGATCGTATTCGTCACGATCCTCTTCACAAACCATCAACCCCGGATAGTTCGGATCTGGCGACAAATCAGCCAACAACATCTTGCGCGAACAACGACCGCAAATGGCGATGCCATAAGTCGGTTGGCCAGAAGGGTCTAGGAATTTACCGCTGCTCATTTTGTGTAAACTCCAATGCCGGGGTTGATCTGAATCGGCGAACCGTCGTTGTCGCCATCCCATGCACGCTGCTGGCTCATCGCAGCCTTTTGTTCCAGGATCGGAATCAGTTGCGCGTCTACCGCTGGTGTTTCAGCCGCCATGCGCGCGGCGAGCCCGTTGATGATTGCCTCTTGCCAACGGTCTGGCATTTCAACTTCTTGTTGCAAGTTTTCTGTGTCCATGATCTGGCGATGCCGCCAGAGGATCAACTGTGCAGCTTCAGCTGCGACAAACGGCGCAGGCCAGAGATAAACAACCGGCTCAGGCAAGTTGCGCTGGAAATAATAGTTGCTCGGTCTTCCGGGGAACACTTTGTTGGACTGATTGACATAGCTGTCGCGGTTCAACTGGCCCAAAGGAATCTCTTGCGGCAAGTTGCCTAGCGTGATCGCGCTGTAACTCAATGGGCTGGTCGACGTGATCCGGAAATAGTTGTAAGGCAACGCACCAGAGATGTCCGTCCAAGTTATCTCGCCTGCCGCAGCGGTTTCACTTGAACTTCCAACGGTCGTCCAAACAGAACCGTTTGTGCTCACTTGAAACGTCACCGGCACAGCAGCTGCGCTCCATTTTATACCAACTGTGTCGACCGTCGTTTGTGTCGTAAAATCGACCGTGTAACTGGTGGAAGTGGTCACTGAAGCGCCACTCAACAGCTGCAACACGCGGTAATTCAAGTTGAGGATTTCAACGGTGCCTGCAGGCAGCGTGACCAACGGTTGATTCTGATACATCGGAAGAATCAACTTCTGAATGCACCAACTGGGCGTCTTGATGTTGGCGAGTTCATTGAGCATGAACCGCAGGGATTCCAGCGCGTAGGTCTGCATTTCTGCAGTGATGGCTTGCGCAGGAAGGCGGCAACGCCGGAAGGCGTGATCCACGACCTTCAATGCGTTGGTTGTTGTGCCGCCTATGTTCCCAGAATACGCCATGCTAACTCCACTCAGTCACATGGCGGCTGTCGGCAGCCTGCCCGGTTGACGAAATTATGCTCGAATTGTCTGTTTATGACAACTCACTTTTTCTTTTTGCCGACGTTGCGTGCTTCGCTCAACGCAATCGCGACCGCTTGTTTTGGATTCTTCACTACGGGGCCAGTTTTGCTGCCAGAATGCAGTTCGCCCGACTTATATTCGGACATAACTTTCTCGACCTTCTTAGAACCCTTCTCAGACATCAAGCCGCCTGCCTTGTAAGGCGCAATCATCGGCTCTTTGGGCGCGACCGGCATTCGACGGCGTCCAATTCCCGGGTTTTTGTTGCCTTTTATGCCCAAACTGGACTTGTCTCGCAACATTCCTTGCGGCGCGGCTGGCGCTTTCACGGTTTCCCGCTGGATGCTTTCGCGTTTTTCCATGGTTGGGGTGGCCATGATCTCTTTTTTGGCCATAGCCGACACAGCCGGGCGCATTTTGCCGCCCTCGGCGTAGCCTTTTTTCGCCATACCGCCGCCGCAATAACCAACCGTCTTGCCTGCGCTGGAGAAATCGAAATCTTTCACGTATTTCAGCGTTTTGCTCATGATCAAATCCCTCGTGTCCGGTTGCTTTCAATGAGGCGGTCTAGTTTGGCGTCCAAAACTTCCAGCCGATTCATCACGCGATTGATGTCGGCGTGCACTTCAGCTTTCGTGACGTATTCTTTGGCCATTTCTTCACGCGTGCGGTTCAATAGAATCGTCACACGACTGAGTTCTGCAGACTTTTCACGCAATACCCACCCCAAAACACCGAGGAAAAAAGAAAGCGCCAAATTCCAAAACATCAATTCCATTTCTTTCTACCCTTTCATCAAGCAGTAGATTGTTGTGTGATGGTCAGGCGAATCGAACCGTCACCAGAATTGATTTTGTAGCGCAACGCTCTCATCAGCGTCGTGGTGAAATGAGTCTGGTTTGTGGATGCGCTCGTGAACGCGCCGCCAGCGGCTGGGTGAGCGACAGCTTGATGCACAAACGAATGATCGAATGGATCCTCGTTGGTGTATTCAATCGAGTAATTCACCGTGCCAGAGACCGTCGCCGAGACCGTCGTCACCTGATTCGGCGTATAGATGTCCATCGGGATCCATTGGCTGTAACCCGACTGAGCGACACCCGCTTCCACCGCGCCTGCGGTCGCCGCGCTGACATAAATAGACTCAACGTAAGCGAACGTCTTGGTGGTGGTCGCTGTGCCTGCGTTGGCACCTGCGATGGTTTCTGTTTGAGTTTCGTTGTTGGGGCCGACGCCGACGATTGTGAAATTCCTAGTTGTGTCGTTGCCTACGCTGGTGATGGTTACATAACGTGGCGGCGTGATCGTGCTTTCCACCAACGTCAAGAAACCAGCAGCGAGCGGCGTTTGCGACAACGCAAGATAATTCCCGTCCGCAATCGGAAAGCTAGTTGTTACAATTTGAATCGGGCGCATTGCTGCTCTCCTGTTCTGGCGAATCCAAACGCCTAATCAACATTTGGTAAGCAGTCAAAGTCGCTTGAGCTTGAATTATGAAAGTGTTCGCTCTCATCAATTCTTGCTCAAGCTCTTTTATCTCGCTTTCCAAAAACGCCTTGGTTATTTGCATCAGCTGAACGAAGCGTAAGCCGGAACATAATAATCAGTCCCAGCGATGCGAACCTTGATGGCTTTGGAAACAGTCGCCACGGCAGTCGCAGTTGGTGCGACGGTCGCAGCTGGGCCAGTTTCGATGTTGATCAGGTTTTGCACTTCACCAGTTTGCGAGCCGCTGTCGGTCACGCGAATGAACGAAGAAGCAACACCTAGCGTCACGTTTGTGCCGTAGTCGGTGTCCAGTTGCAAAACAGCCAGTGTGCCGCCGGGAGTTGTTGCTGTGCCGCCGAGCGTTGCACGGATTGCATTCGCTGCACCGGAGATCGTGCCGGTGGTGTTGATCGATGTGCTGATGTGAGCGCCATTGATCGTGCCGCCTGTGGCTGCGCCTGCACCGGTGACAACCGAAAATGCACGCAGCGTTTCACCCGAACCGGTCGAAGTGAATGCCAAGCGTTGATAAGACAACCGAGTGTCGCCGGTCGTGGCAGACGTGGTTGCGTAAGAACTGGAGATGTTGCCAGCAGTCGTCACTGAAACCGGAACAGAAGACGTGCCGCTCGTGAAGCCGTTGAGCGAGGTCACTGGGCCGGTGAATGTAGTTTGTGCCATGATTCATTCCTCTCATGCGAGTATCAAGGTGTTGCAGTCTGCATGACGTCAGCCGGGACTGTCTACAACACCGGGTAACCCCGGAATTCCCCGCCCGGTTGCCCGAGCGGGGTTTGCTACTTAAACGCCAGCGGTACCGTAGATGCCGCGTGGGTCAGTCCAACCGAACACATAACGCTCGGTGGCCTTGTAACGCATCGAGTCGGTCTCGAAGTCGCCTTCCATGCTCTTTTCCAGACCACGGCGCATCATGAGCTTCAGACCTTCGGGAGCGTCGGTCTGAACCCACCATGCAGTGGTCGAGGTGATACGAGACAGGTTGGCTTGGCCTTCGGAGAGCAGACCCATCGACTTCACTGGGTTGATGTCGTTGTCAGCGGTGCCGGTACGCAGCACAGACTTGAGCAAGACTTCAGCTTGGAAGACGTTGGAAGGACCAGCAACAATCTTGCGCGGCGTCAGACGGATACGCTTGCCGTTGTTGTCAACAGCGTTGCGGATCTGAATCAGCATCTGTTCCAGAGAGGTCTGGGACAGCGCAGCAGGGGTGTTCAGCTGGTTGCTGAAGGTGCCGTTCACGATGGGGTGGTTGGTCGCAACCAGTGCCACACCGTCGCCGCCAGGATAGCTGCCGTTGAACGCGCGGTTCAGGATGTTCGCACCAAGTGTTTCTTTGGTTTCGATCAGCGACTGTGCCAGATGCTTGGCATAGGTTTGACCGATGCGAATGTGGTCGCCGTCTTCCACGAGAACTTTGGTCAGGCTGAATGCCAGACCATAGACCTTGTAGAGATAGCGCTGCAGGAACAGCACGCCGCCCGACTGATAGCTGACAGCCATGCCGTCAGGCAGTTCAGGAGCCGCACCGAAGCCGTACAGGACTGGCTCTTCGTGGTAGTTACGTGGGATGCCTTTTTGCTCACGGAACACCATGCTCCATTCGTCAGCACGCTGTTCGTAAACACCGTCGAACACTTCATTCAGGATGGGTTCGACAACCGACCGAAAGTCGGTACTACGCATTGGGGTAGCCATTCGTCAACCCTCCTTATACCGAGTTAACAGATGCTTTGTACTGGTGTTCGTTGATGCGAACAGTTGCTTGTACATAAGCGTCGGTTAATGAATCGTTGATATTGTATGCGAAACCAGTAATCTGGAACTGGCCAGAGGTCGCCTGGATGGCGGTCAGCTGGCAGTTGCTCAGGCCGGTCTGAGTTGAGCCGCCCGGAGAAGCGATTGTCCAGTCGCACTCTTCGCCGACCGCCGTTTGCACGGTGGTGACGCCGGGAGTACCCGGATTGGTGTACTGAACATCGAACAGCGTCTCAGGGTCGTCATAAACCCAAGCGACGATCTCCGTGCCTGTGGTGCCGGAAGGCCAGAATGGGCTGATGGTCGGCTTGCCCGACGAATCAAGATACTGGCAACCAGCGAAAATGCCGAGCAGCAAAACGCCGCCAGCAGTGCCGGAACGAGTACCGTCAGAGGTACCGAGCTCAATCACGCCGGTGTCAACGAGTTTTACGGGATCACCCGAGAAAATGTTCGCTGCATAGGTCGACGCGATGGTGTAGGCTTTCGGCCGCATCTGGCCACTGTTGTGGTAAGACGGACGGAAGCCAAAAGGTGCGCTAGTCGAAGACATTGCATACTCCTAATGGGTTAATGGTTTCGTCACGAGAGATCAAAAAGTGCCTCTCGCTGTTGTCCCATTTCCAGATTGCCTTCGCCAATTTGCAGTTTAGACTTCGATGCGCGCGCTTGTTGCTCCAAAAACTCAGCAGTGTCGGTGAGCTTTTCCTCTTCGCGCATGGGCGCGTCGTGGTGAGCTTCGCGCATGTATTTCTCATAAAGAGAAATCGGAAGTTTGAATGCAAGCATCTCGTTGACGCCGATGAACCCTTGCCAGTCACCCGTCTTGAGTGTGGCGTATTCCCAGCCGGGAACATCTTCCGGCTTCACAGGTTCGTAACCCAAACGAATTCTCATTTGGATTGAGTCACGAGGATTGGTCGTCGTGAGCCAGCACGTGTGCCAGCCCGGAATCTTAGGCAAATCCGGTAATGAGGACTGGAAAAACTGTTGACGGAACATTTCAACCCGCTCGTCGTCGGTGATTTCGCGATTTTCAGTGACAGCACGATCTTCCATCGCGCGACTTGTGCGATTGTCTCCAGCGGATTTCTTCAGGCGTTCGTCGGTCATATTGCTCGCTCCTTTCAGCGATTAGGCACATTATGTTGTTAAAATTCAAAAAAGGCAACACTCAAGCTTTATTTTGACGATCGTATTCTGCGTAACGCTTCACGTACTTGTTACGCAGAACTGGATCATCCCAAACACCCGCTTCGACCAGCGCCTGTTTGCGCTCCGGAGAGATGTAGATCTCTTTGCGGGTGCTGGTGGGCGCATGCTCTTTGCCGGAGCCTACTTGTGGACCGCCGCGAGCTTCACGCTTTTGTTGCACCGGCTCTTTGCTTGATTTGAACCGTTCCGGCAAACGGCGCGCCGCGCGGCGGCGTAGCTCATCCCAATACTCCTCGGTGCTTGGGTTGTAGCCGTCTTTGCTTAATGCTTGGTCAATCGCCAACACGATGGCGCTGTCTTCGTTGCCGCCCCTTGTGTCGTACCAAGGGTTTTCCTGGACGAACTCACGAGCATAAGCCATCGCCGCGTCGTCTTGCGCGGGTTGAGTCGTCGGCGCGTTTTGCGCTGTTTGTTGCTTTTGCCAAGCCAGTTGTTGCGCACGCTGGAGCGCGGCGTCGCGGTATTTCAACGCTTGCGCCACGTCGTCACCGTTGCCTGCGGCTACGGCTTTGGCGATGACTTTTTCGGCCATTTCTGCTTCTTGCTGGGCACGTGCAATTTCTGCATCGAACCCGCGCAAGTCGGCGGTGTGAGCGCGCTGCTCTTGGGCGCTGAGACGGCGTTCTAGGTCGTCGTTGCGCTTGCGCAGGAAGTCGAGCTCGACCTTGTCGCGCTTGATGGCTTCATCACGGCGTTGCTTGCGCTCTTGCTTTTCCAAGCGGCGGCGCTCGCGGATTGCTTCCCGCTCTTTGTCGCTGGCGTCTAACTCTTCGTCGTCGTCTTCGTCTGCAGCGTTGACGATGCGGTCGTCTTCTGCTGATTCGTCTTCGACGCCTGTGCCTTCTTGTTGACGCGCTGCGGGGTCGTCTTCAACGATGACGATGTCGTCATCCTTGATGTCGTCGTCTTCTTTCATTACGTCAGCCATGGTTCATCTCCTTCAGATGAATGCCCGGACAGCCAGCGGGTCGCCTTCGACCTTGCCGATTATGTCCAAGTCGTTAAAGATCACAAACATCGCGCTCTCACCATCTTCCATCGCAACTTCCCAACGGTCGCCGCCGTACTTCGGCACGCGCACGAAGTCGCCGGGATGCGCCCACGAACCTTCGGGCCATGCTTCCAAGTTGTTGCGATTCCGGTAAGCCACTGGGCCGTGTGAGATCACTTTCCCAACTTGCGTGTTCCACTTTTCTGTGTCGCGCGAACCGGTGTCGATGATGATGCCGCCTGCGGATTTTTTCTTGGGCGTGCGAATCTGCACCAGAACGCGGCTACCAAAAGGCTGAATGCCAGCGTCTACCGCTGGAAAAGCCTCTGCCAATGCGTCCTCAGATGTCTGGGTCATTGTCCTTTTCCTCTTTCAAAAGTTGCAAGAGCACATTGATGGCGGCTTCGTAACCTTGTACGATGCCGACACGATACCCGTACTCAAAGGTGTCTCGTGTTTGGGGCCGCTTCAAGGCGTCCAGCGCGAATGACTGCTGGTCGGCCTTGAGACGGTTGAATAGTTGATCGATTACATTCACGCAGGGGTCTTTGGACCGGTGGCTGGCGCTGCTGGCAGCGTTTGGCCGTTCAGTTTTTCACCTGCTGCCATGCGGTGGTGTTGCTTGACTGCGCCGCCTGCCATGGGAACAGTGCCGGGTGTTGGTTTGTCGCTCATTGCGTTCTCCTAAAAAAGTTAACGAGTGCCAGGATTGATGCCGGTGCCTGTGCTCACCGCGATTTTTTCGCCGCTCGCTATTTCCGCAGCAGCCAAGCGCATAGCAGTGTCGTTGTCGGCGGTGTTCATGCGCTCGCGTGCACCGATTTCTGCCGCTGTGCGTTCGTTTTCTGCCAGTTGACGTACTTCTTCCTGCCGCAAACGCTCTGCACGCTCCTGCGCGCGGTCGGCCAACTTCTGTTGTTCGATTTGCGCTTGTTGAGCGAGACGCTGTTGTTCGCTTTGTGCGCGCTGTTGCAGTGCAGCTTGTTGCACTTGCGCACCGATTTGAGCAACTTGTAGGGAGCTGTCTGGCGGCATTGGTGGTTGTGGCTTGAATTGCTCTGCAGCTTGCGAGAGCTGCGCCAACTCTTGTGCGAATCCACCCAGTTGTTGCTCGATGAACTGTTGCACTTGCAAAATGACCGCTGCTTGTTGAGCGGCTTCGTCCGAAATGAGCTGTTCGTCGGTCGCTTTTTCGACTGCTTCGTGCGCTTCCACCAAGTAATAGTTCAACAAATGGTCGCGCAAGTGCAATGCAATCGGATAAAGGTAAGTTTTTGTGATCGCCGGGTTCATGCCGAACAACGGCGACTTCAAAAATGCGACGTGCGTTTGTATATGCGCCATGTGATCCTGTTTCGGCAGCACATAAATGGGCCTGCCCATGGCTGCCGCGACGTTTTCTGAGACAGGATCCACGTCATCCTTGCCCGGATCCGGCTTCAACACATCGTTGTCGGGGATTTTCATCGCCCGCAAAAACATTTCCTCAACTTTCCGCTGGTCATACATGCCCGGCATCATCGCCGCGCGCTGCATCAACGCTTGAACTTGAGCGAATCGCTGTGTTTCCGAGAAAATTGCCGGGTCAGAAACAGGAATGACGTCCAACGGGCCGTCGAAATCTTGCGGCTGGATGTCCAACCCTGCGTCGTAACCTTCGACAACTTCGTCAGTGAGGTAAGCAGAGTTGATGCGGTGCAAAATCTTGAACACACGCGCCATGGAGTTGTGCAAGCGCGAATGAATCGAGCTGAACACCACCATGCCTTGTTCAATCAACGCCAGTGTCGTGCCGACCGGCTGGTTGGGGTTGGCGTCGGAGAGTTTTTCGAACGACGTTTGCACCACACCCTTGCCTGCGTCCACCAAGAATCCGAGCAGCTGGAACAACACAGCGGAAGGCGGGTTGAACGGCATAGGCATCGCCAACTTGCGGATGTCGTCGATCAGCGCGCCGCCTTCGATTTCTGCCACTTCGGTCGGCTGGAGGTTGAGCGTTTGTCCGTTGGGGCCGCCCTTCAACTTCAGCAACGTCGGAATGTTTTGGATGTGGGCGCTGTCGAGCAGCGCGCGCAATGCGCCGGTGGCCGCGCCCGACAAGCCGCCGATCATGTGCGTGAGCCCGATGGGGTATGCACCGCGCCAAGGCACGAATGGAAACTCAACAATCCAATCCAACTCGCGGCGCTGTTCGTCTTCTGGCTCCCAGTTGCGGTAAAGCGCCAGCGCTTTGCCGGAACTCTTGTCGATGGAGATGATGTAGGGTTCGACGCCGTCACCGAAGTCCAAGTGAGTGTAGACTTCGAAGATGGTGCGCAAGCCGTCTTCGTTGTAGGCGGTGTCCTTGCGCCCTTCGATCTTGTCGTTGGCTTGCGAGCTCTTGCTGAACTCCGGGTCTTCCGGTTGTCCAACGTCGACGTCGGAATACATTCCAGCCTTCACGCGCCGCTGGTATTCCATCTTGGTGATGTATTGGACGTGCGTCTTGCGCTCGGCGCTATAAAAGTTCGTGGCCGCGAACGGCAGGTAAATGTCGTCGATGGCAATGAACTCGCTCATCGGGCGCTTCCACTGCGCGTTCCACATGAGCTTCAGGTACTGACCGCCGCCCAACGGCAACTGCGTCGAGAGTTGCTCCAGCTCGCTGCGGAACTCTGGCATTTGTTCGGTCGTTTGCCAGTTCATGAACTCGGCCTTGCGCCGCGCCTTGTCGACTTTCTCTTTGTCGTGCTCGCCCAGGATCTTGCTCTTCACCGGGCCGGAAGGCGGGAACACTTCCTTCATGAAGCGCGCCGAGAAGTCTACGCAAGCTTCGACCAGCATCGGGTGCACCACCTTGTTGGCGCCAGTGAACTGAGCGCCGCCGGGCGCGTCGTCGCCCAACCCTGTGCGGCGCAACCCTTCCTCATACTGCTTGTCGCGCTTTTCCCGCGCTTCCTTATCCTTGTCGATCTTTTCCAGCAAGTCTTGCACCGCTGTTTTCAGCTCGGCGGCGTCGACTTCCTCGACGATGTTGGCGAAGTGTTCAAGGTGCTTGCGCGCATCCTCTTGGTTTTCCAAGCGAATGATCGCGCCGCCGTCTTCTGTTTCCTCAACGTCGAGCTCGTCTTCGTCCAGCTCGACCATCTCGCCTTTTTCTTCGTCGTCCTCAAACGACTGATTCATCTCAGCCATGGAATTCCTCTTTCAGTTGCGACACAATTGTGTCGATTTCATTGGGGTCATAGTTGACCAAGCCGCCGCCTGCATAACCGGGGCGCGGCATGCGCAGCTCTGTCGGGGCGGCGAATGGACTTTGGCCGCGCTGCCTGCGTGTGTCGGCCCATGAGCGCGCCTTGCTGTAAACTTCTTCTGTCGGCTCTTCGTTCGCCAACAATGCGTCCAGCTCCTGCGCTGTCAGGGTCGGCACGATGAGCGGGTATTCGCCGCTCTCGTCTTCGGTCGAGATTTCTGTCGAATGACCTCCGGCCTTGTTCGGCAACTTGCCGAAGTACCCTTTGCCCTTCAACCCTTCTCCGCTGTGACGGATGCCATGAGGAGCGAATCCCTGCACAGCTTCCTCAGCGATACGCGAGATCTCGTCAGGGTCGTAAGCCACCAAGCCGCCAGCGGCGTAGCCGGGTGCAACCTGTCCACGACCGCGCAATATTTCCTCGATGGCTTCTGGTTCAAAGTTCATCTCGTAATACGCTGTCACAGGCTTCGGCGCTTCACCAGCCTTTGCAACGTCCATCACATCGATCGGGTTGATCGTCACGCCGGGGATCTTGCCGAGCGGTTTGATGCCTTCGCGAACGATTTGTTGATCATAAATCGATGCATACTTCGTTGGGTTGTTTCCGCGCACCAATGATATGGTGCGAGCTGTCGGCATGTAAATGGTCGTCACGCCGCGCTCTAAAGCGTTCTGAACAGCCGCCTTGAAAAGCGTTCCGTGCACTTGGCGCAACGCACCTTTTTGTTCAGCGCTGAACGCCGCCTTCTGAGCGTCAGATTGAATCTCTTCGATGATGGCGCTGTTCGGCTTAAGGTTGATTACAGCTTTGTCTTTGCTTGTGCCGCCGGGAACGAACGCCGTCGCGTCTGTTTTGTCTGCTGGTATTACGGTTCCGCGAATGTGGCCGATCAAACCCATGCTTTCTGGTTCGTGCGCGCCATAGTGTTCGTAGAAAACACCGGCTCTGTCTGGGTGTGAAACTCCAATTTCGAAATAATTAGACTCGTTCAGCTCACGCCTGACAGGATCAGGCAACAAACGCTGATAATCTTCATAACGATAACCGGAAGCTGTTACAAAATCATCCGCATATTCTGCGAGATTTTCGGCTGTGTGGCGGACAGCCTCATCAAATTCTTCTTGCACCAAATTGTGATACAAATGCGGATCTTCAATCATGCCATCGCGCTCTAACGCTCGGCGAAGTGGAACCGGCATTTCTTCCGGGCCTATGTTGCCAAGGTGATACTCTTGCAGCGCGCCGATGTAGTTCCTGTACTGCCCTTCTGGTATGCGTCGAATATTCAAGCGGTCCAACACCATTTCAAAAACAGCCGAACCATCCTCGTTCACCAAATCGTAGGCTTGTTCCATAAATTCGTCATGAGTGGTTCCACCTGCTTGCTTCAAATCTAAAACATCGTATTCAGACGGCGGTATGCGAGCTTCGAAATCAGTTTTGCTGATCTTGGTTCCAGGAACAAGGTCGTCATACTTGCTGGCAAGCTCTATAAAAGCGTCTTTGGTGACGCCGGGCGTGCTTTTGGCTTGCGACAGGAACGATTCAACAGGCTGCACGTCTGGTCCGCGCAAAATTTCTTTGCTGAGCACAGGTGTCAAGTTCAAGTTGCCCTGCGGTTTCACGATGGCCATCGTCGGTGCGACGCCATACTTCTCAGCCAAGTTCACTGCGCTGCGTGCTGCGTAGGGCGCTGCCGCCTTCATGCCGCGCTGAACAGCTTGCGCACCTTGTTTCACTGTGGTGGGCGTGATGGGCAACGGCAAATAAGTTCCCACTTCCTCGAATCCTGCACCTTCCTTCGTGGGCGTCGTCAAGCGCGGAACCTTGCTCAAGATTTGTTCTGTGGTCGGCAACGAGCGCAAGCCGCGAATGTCGAACCCCTGACCGATGTCGCCAGCGAATCCAGGGATGGCCGCAGCTGACCCGCGCAGGACAGACTCCAAGTTGGACGCACCCTCACCATAAACGCGCTTCAACAATCCCAACACGTCTGTCTTTTGTTGCGGTGTGCCGGAATACTTGCGCATCAAGTCGCGCAGCGAGCGCGGTGCGTCTTCGTACGAGCCTAGAGAGATTTCATCCATGGTCTCACCACTTTGTCTTGGCGGCCCAGTATGCCGCGCTCATTTTGCCTTTGGCGATGTTCTTGGCGTGACGCGCCTTGAACGACTCATTGCGTGCGGTGCCCTCGGGTGAACCCTTGACGCCTTGTTGGCCGAAGCGTATGACCTTCTCCTGCCCATCCGTGCACGCCTTCACGATGTGGCTCTTCTTCGGGTGGTCGGGCGTGCTGCGCGGCTTGTTGCACGCCATCTTGCTCTTGTCAGGTTGCTTGGCCATGATCAACCCTTCTTGCGCGCCGCGCGCATGTTGTCGACAAGGTTCGGGTAAGGTCGTCCGGCGCTCTTGGCCATGCTCTTGGCGCTGGACTTTTGCTTCTTGCTGAGCGCTTTCGGCTCAGGCAGGTCTTTGGGGCGAGCTCTGTCCCAAACAGGCTTCTTAGGCTGCATAGGGGTTGATCCTTTCGCGCTTGAACTGACGCGGCTCGTCTGGGTCGCGCGCCTTGGGCAACTCGAACCAACCGTCGTTCTTGAGGTAAATGACAGCCTGCGTGAACGTGTCGACATAATCGTCGTGCTCGGCCACAGGGAACTTTTCCAGCTGCTTAATGAATGGCAATGCCCAACTCACTGCATGGCCGGGGTTCTTGCTGCTCTCAGGCACCCACACGTGCCCAAGCTCCAGTGTCGGAGCCGCCTGATGCGCCCGGCTCACCTTGTCGGCGTTGCCGGGGTTGTAACCGACTGCGGGCACACGTGCGAGCCGCAAGTCCTGCAACAGCGACTGTCCTGACGCCTTCGCTTCCACCAACACGCGGTCTGGTCGGCGCGCCGCGCGCAACCCGTCCTTGACCGTTGTGCCGCCGTATTCGGTTTGCCAATCCCTGATCGCCCTTGTGCGCAGCTCAGGGTACGACAAGTGTTCGTCCCATGCGTCAATCAACATCACGTGGCGGTCGCCTTCATGCGTGAACACCGCGTACACGCTGCACGCTGTCGGGTCACCTGTCGTCTTTTCAGTGAACGCACAGTCATAGCTTTGCAAGATGTATTCGAACTGCGGCAACCCTTTGTCGTGGGGCCACAGTCGCAGGTGCTTGGTCTTCAGAATCCCGCCTTCGGCTGGTTGCGGATCCTGTTGCAGCTGACCCGCCGTTCCGTACACCCCCAGCAGCTGCTTGAGCTCGGTGATTTCTTTTTCGCCAAAGCGTTCCGGACATATGAGCTCGCCTTTTGTCGTGCGCGGATCGTATGGGCCCATCACCGTCTTGCGTCGCACGCCATCCCACTCAGCCGGGATCATCAAGTGTTCCCAGCCGCCGATGTCCTCCAGGATGTGACCGCTGATGTCTTTTTCGTGCAGCCGCTGCATGATGGTGATCATCGCGTCACGCTTCGGATCGTTGAGTCGCGTCGACCAAACAACGTCGAACCATTCCAGCGCGCTCTGACGAATGACGTCTGATTGAGCTTCCTGCGCGGAGTGCGGATCGTCCAGCAACAACCGCGAGCCGCCTTCACCGGTCGCTGTGCCGCCCACAGAGGTCGCGAGCCGGTAGCCTGTCTTGTCGTTTTCGAATCGCTGCTTGGCGTTCTGGTCACCTGAGAGCTCGAACAGCTGGCCCCAACGCTCTTGGTACCACGGGCTCTGCACGAGCCGCCGCGCCTTCAGGTTGTCGCGGATGGAGAGTGTGCCGCTGTATGACGCGCACAGATACTTTTCCTGCGGTGAGACCTGCCACTCCCACATCGGGAACATAACGCTCACGATGGTTGATTTGGAGTGTCGCGGTGGAATGTTGATGAGCAGCTTGCGCAGCTCACCGGAGCTGATCGCTTCCAAGTGTTCGCAGATCAACTCAATGTGCCAGCTGGGAATGAACTCGACGCCCGGCTCAACAATCGGCCAAGCTTGTCTTACGAACTCATAAAGTGACGCGCTCGCCGCGCGCCGTTCTTTCTCACGACGGATCGCGTCAAGCATCACGACAGGACTGATGCGTGCATTCATCAATGCTCTCCGCGCATTCGTCTTATGGCCGGGCCGCAGTGGTTCGCCCAAACGCCATCGTCCATGCTCTCCAACACCTGAGCGATACATTCACGCTGACAAGCCGCCACCCACTCAGCGTAGTCGCGCAACAACTCCGGCGTCAACGTCACCGCCAAGCCTGACGGCGTTTCCTGCACATCACCAAACCGCTGCAACCAATCCTCGATCACTTCAATCTCAGCGCCGATTGGCGTGCGGTCAATGTTCATGCACCACCTGCTTTCGACAACAACCGTTGCATCGTTTCCAACTCTGCATCTGACAACCCGGTCATGTCGATCGCCGCAACACTGATCGGCCCACCGTCTTGGCCGGTCATTTCACTACGGGCTAAATCCGGCAGAATCTTGCCGAGAACAATTTTCGCTGCATTGATCTGGGTTGGTGTCAAATCAATTTCGCCATCGACGTGCTGAACCAAACGGTTCATGATCATCGATGCACGAATGTTTTGTTTCCAATCGTCGGTCAACGCGACCTTGCGTTTCCTAGCTGCCATCGCATATTCTCCAAACTGAGCGTTTCACAACGCTGTTTGAACGCATTTCGCGCTTTGGCATCGCGCAAAATCATTCTGGCAAAAGTGCCGCACATCTTATGAACTGCCTGACGCAATGGCGTCAAATTGTTCCCCGCATCGGGGTTCAACAACCAACGAGCAACGCCCAAAACGATTTCAGGACTGAATCGTTGAACAACGACATGCAACGGCGCTGAAGGAACATCAGCAACGCCAGAAACGAATTTCTTTGCCTGCTCTGGGCCGCCGCCAGGAGCGACATTCGTCAAACGATGCAAACCGATCTCGGCGATGAGGTCGCGCTCAAAATCCAACGCTGCGCGCTCGTCCCAAAAGAACGCCAATTGCTTTTTGGCAATTTCAAATCCAGCAGAGGCTATCTCGTTGATTTTGTTGCACTTTTCAGAACATACTCCAGCAGCAGCCTCTTTTTCGTGATGATCAATCCTATTGCCGCGACCTTTGCCAACGTAAAACGGCTTGCCATCTCTTGGATCGACAAGAACGTAAACGTACCAAATGGCAATTATCTCAAGGGTATACATAAAAAAATTATCGCCGCGCTCTGCCCTGCCGGCAACAATCTTCGCCGCGCATATAATTTACGCGCTCTCGAAAAAAGTTCCATCCATCTCGGGTACGCCGCTGTTCCTGAGATGCCCGAGTGCCCAAGATTTCCTATTCTTCTCTTTTTACTAATTTAAATGAATTTAATTATGTATTATCAAACAATTAATAAGTTGGGCGTCTTGGGCTTTTGCTTCAATCTCGGGATCGGAATTCCGAGGTGCCCGAGAATTTAATTATTTTAATCCGCACCCGAGATAATATCGCGGCGTCCAATCTCGGGATCAGAATCCACCCTTTTTCGCCCCCAGCAACACCACATTCGCGGCTTCTTGGGATTGTGCGGCAAGCAATTCTTCGCCATGCTTACGCACAAGTTCGGTCGCCTCATCGATGTCTCTGGTCAGCTCTCCGCGCACGAACGCATATCGAGCGCGCATCGTTTTCCCTTCAACACGGAACGTCCATCGGTCAGCGCCGCCCGGTGCAGGCACTTGAACGTACCCGGCGCGGTTCATGCGGTGAGAGATTTTGCGCGGCGACTTCAGCATGTTGGCCACGTCTTCGTGGTGGTCGAATTGAGGGTTGACGAGCTCTTGTCCGAGGATGACGGCTGGCTTACCGAGCTTGTCTAAGACCCAAGCGACAGCGTCTTCCGGCTCGCCCCAGGAAGCCGCCACAGCGCCCCACCCGGCGGTGCGTTGCACCTGCGCCTTTGGGTCGAACTGGGAAAGGTCGCGTGCAGCGAGCCAAGCGGCTACGTGGTTGATCCCGCCGCCTTCGAACCAAGCGAACAGCTCATTGAAGTAACTCGGGCGTTCTTCCCGCTCATGCCACTTTTGCGGCAGGTGAGAGTGCATGATGAACATGCGGCGGTCTTCAGGCGGGATGTACATGCTCATCCAATCATTCGTCGTGATGAACACGCGCATACGGTTGATGATGTGACGGAGCTTTGCGTATTTGTCGTTCAGCGGCAACGTGTCGGGTGGCGCGACGATCATTGGCTTGAGAATGTTGTAAGCAGTGGAAGCATGGTGTTCATCCTTCGTCGGGCGTACTTCGTCGACCACGAGCATCAAGGTTTCCAGCCATGGCTTATACGGGCTGAACAACTCATCCGGGTCGATGTTCTTGGTGTTCCAGTTGCCGACCGCTGCTTTGATGGGCATCAATGCCGCATCTTTCCCGATGCCTTGTGTGCCACTCAGCACGATGGCGGCGTTACACTTCACGTCAGGGCGCTGCACCATATGCGCGCAGAAGTCGAAGAAGAACTCATGCTCCAGCTTGTCTGGCCAGAGCTTTTTGACGTGATTGATCCAAACGTCAGCCTCTCTTGCGTCACCTTCCAAAACAGGCGGCGGCAGATATTTGTTGTAGATCCTGCGGCCGACAGCCGGTCGCCAACCGTTGGAATCAATGAAGATGTCGCGAATGATTTGCGCCTCACCGGGCCACCACGTGCTGCCTTCCACGAACTGGTCATTTTCCACGCGCATGATGTCGAACGAAGGACGTATGAGCCGCTCACGCCGCCGCCGGGGTCGACCGCGCCGCCCTTGCCGCCCTTCGGCGGGTGCTTCGTCGGCGTCACCTTCGTCGACTTCAACTCGCCAGAGCTCGATGGGGATGGAAGCGTCCACCGCTTTTTCGGTATGTTGAGTGCCGTCACGCAAGTCCCAAAATGCCTCTTGCGCTTTGTCGAAGACATAGTCTTCAGGCCGCGCGAGCCGCCGGGAGTTGGCCACCGCTGCCTGCAACGCCGCTTCCCGCGCGGCTGTTCTTTCTTCGATTGTTGTTGTCATTTTTCAACCCAGTAAAGTTCTACCCAATCTTCATAAGCCGCCCAACAAATCAACCACTCCCAAGAGAGTTTTTCGTTGGGCACGACGTCGCAATAGTATTGTGCCATGCGCAGGCAAGTTGTTTGTGATGGCGGCGGATACGAGTTCATCCGTTTTTCTCCTTCAGCTTGGCTTCGATGGCGCGAACAGTTTCAGACCATCTCGGCGGCAGCCTGACTGCACCGGGCAACAGCGACATAATCTCCTCATCCGTCAGCCCCTGCCAGTTGCGCTGTGGTGGGGCGGTGTAAAGTGGCTGTTGATCGTCTTGCTCTTTGTTTTGCGTCACGGTTATTTGCCAACTCCCATCCCCCCAGCTTTCCCAATTAAATTTGTCGTACACCCACGCCACCGGCTCCGGTTCAGGCTGCGCGAGTCGAGCGCGGAGTAGTTCGGTTGCTTTCACAGTCTGGCTTGTTCCGTATATCGCGCTGTGTTCTGCTTCCAACGCATCCAGCACCTGCTGCGCTTCCTCGCGGGTTAGCGTGATCATGGCGCACCCCTTTCGCGGATCATCATTGCGGCAATTACGCCTTGGTTATGCCATTCCCCATGTAGCCATTCTTCGCACACCTTCGCACACGCCTCACGTTCTGCTGCTGCGACTAGCTTGGCGAATTGTTTTAAAGCATGATGTTGCCCTTCAGCCGGATGCGGTAAAAACTCGCTTATCATTTTGCTTAGTTCTTCGTCGGTCATTCTTTATCCTCCAACATCATAGCGATGGCCACTGCAATCCCCGCGACCAACACAAACAAACCAGCCCCAACCAACGCAATGCCCATGATAGCGAAGACAACGAAGCTGTGTTCCATAATCATTCTCCACGGTCGTCGTACGTGAAGGTCGTTGTGTCGCCGAGCCGCCACTTGCTGGATTGTTCGACGCGGTACTTTTTCGTCGCGACAATAAAGTCTGGGAACTTCATGTCTTTTGGATTCAGCGCGGCGTCGAAAAAGCGACAGCGGTTGTTCGGTTGCAATGCGAACTGTCCATTGTCGAGTTTCAACACATTGTAGCTCTTGTGTTCGTCGGGTGTCTCGCTCAACGTAAAATCCGGGATGCGCGGGTCAGGATTGCAAGTGTCGAGTGTGAACATGTATTCACCGCCGTGCAGCTTTTTGTCCTTGCCGAAAAACTCAGAGCGCAACCCTTTCAGCAACGGCTTTTCAATGACCGCGACGTAGTAACTCAACGCATCCCAAATTTGCAATGTGTCCAGCGGCAAGTCGCCTTCTGCAAATTCGTCCCAATAAAAAGCGCTGATGGGCAACTTGTCGTAGAGCGCGCCGTATTCAGGCAGGTAAGTTTCGAACCTGAACGCCTCTCCGCGATGCGCCTTCACGCTCACCCAAACACCTTGCACCAGCGGCGCGTCCTCTCCGCACGTGAAGTCGTATAAATATTCAGGCCGCACCCAGACCTTCACTGGCGGCAGTGGCGTCACGAACATCATTGCGCGGCCCTTTCTAACTCTTCAATCGATTCTTCATTGACCCACTCCGTCAAGTGTGACCAACCCTTCTCCACACAGTGTCCATGATGACAGCGGAACGCGCCGTAATAGTCGTTCTCAGGTGCTGGCTCACGTATCGCGGCCCCATTGTCGACGCCACCGGTGTGGCCGTCCACCCAAGGGCAAGACATCTCTGTCCACCCACTCGGGTCGGGCTCGTGACGCTTGAGCATGCTGCGCTGGTCGAGCCACTTGTAGACGTTCATGAACATCCTGTTGCGCTCTAACGCTTCCTCGGTCGGCAACTTTTCCCGCATGACACGTTGTCCTCGGATTTGCAACCCGAACCCGTCCAGGAGTTCCTGCGGCGTCCATCTTGATCCATTCGCTTCAGTGACGCGCGTTGTCCACCCGTTGTAGGCTTTCTTCCCATTCAAGTGTCCGGGTAGCCGCCCCACACGCGTCACACCACTCATGCCGGGATCAGCGCCCAACAGCTTGCCGTGAATGAACGCACGAATCAACCCGTCGAACCGCGCCATGTCGCGCTCGGGTTCATGCAGGAAGTACCACCACTGTTCGTTGCCGGGTGAAGTTTCAATCTTCCATGTTGGGGGCATCGCCTCCACGAATGTCTTGTCAACCTTCGTGCCCACATCGTCGACCATGAGCGCCAGCCCGGCAGTGAACGTCTCAGTGCGGCGGCGGTAGGTGCCGTCAGCAGCGCGCTTGAACGCGCCCACGGTCACGTAGGCGTTGTCCATGGGGCCGAAAGGGATCTCGCGGCCCGGAGCCCAAGGCCGAGGTCGCCAAGCCGCCGGGCCAGCCTCATAAGGGTCGCCGGGGAACCCACAAAGGATCAGCCGCTCGTCCGGGTTCAGCCCGGCAGCCAAATCGGCGAGGAATGCCTCATTTTCCATCATTTTTCCTTTCTACGTTAGGGAACCGCTATTGTCGGGCATCTCGGGTACGCCGGGCCAGCCCGCACTGGTGCGCCGAATGCCCTTGCATTTTGCAGGGGAATACAAAAATATGTTGCCGTGATCTGATTTTGTCGTCATAATAACGATACGGTCGATCGAGACCGCCCTAACTTAGAAAGGAAACACCATGAACAAAGTCTACATAGTTTGCGAAACCATCGACGGCGAGAAGACAATCGGCGGCGTTTACGCGTCTTACAAAAAAGCGCGTGAACACGCTGAAGACATCGCTGAGTATGCAGGCGTCGAGGAAGACCAACAAGATTTTTGGGGTGAAGACGAAGACAACTGCATCACCATTGAAGAACAAGACCTGTTGTAATTTTTAACTCAGAAAGGAAATGACCATGAACGTAACTACCGCCACCACCGCTGAACTCGTCAAGTTCTACAACGCTCACGCCGCCAAGCCGGTCAAGAAGTTCGCTGACCGCAAGACCGCCGAGCGCCGTGTTGCTGACTTGATGAAGTCTGTCCCCAACGCCAACGAATTCCGCTGCCCTGAGTGCGACTCCACCGAGAATCTGACCTGCGGCGAAGTCAAGTATGTGCGCGGCATGCAAACCATCGTCAACGAGCACATTGCTGATTGCCACAACTGCGGCCATGAGTGGAACACTCTGACCGGCAAACCTGTGCGCAAGGTTGCCGCCAGCGCCGAGCGCAGCGCAGCCATCGTTGCTTCTTGGAAGAACAAGGATGTTGCCGCCGCACGCGCCGTTCGCCACGGTGTCGTGGTCGTCACGCCCAAAGGCGAAAAGCGCGAACACAAGTCGGTGCGCGAAGCGTTCATGGTGCTGGCGTTGCCGCTCGGTCAGCACATCAAGTTCCGTGGCGCGTTGAAGGCCGCTGGCCGCGCCGAGTTCGGCGGCTACAAGTTTCAGTTGGCCTGAAAAACTTTCTCGGCAGGTGCAAAAAGCACTTGCCGAGATATGGAAAACGCGAGAAAATATCTCTGCATCAAACTTAGAAAGGAAATGTCATGAACATCACCGTCCGCATCGCCAACAACTACGGCAACCGTGCAGTTTACCCGGTTTGCGAAGTTGCGCACAAGCTCGCCGCGCTAGTGAACTGCAAGACCTTCACTGAGCGCGTGCTGAAACAAATTCAGGATCTCGGCTACACCATCTCTGTCCAACAACAATCCCTTTGAGGAGACACTGTCATGAAAACACTACCCGCTTCCGCTCTCGCCACTGTCGCCGCACCAACCGTCAGCGAGCGTTACCAGTTCATTAACTCCGGCGAGATCATCGATCGCTTCGCGCAAGAAGGTTGGAAGGTTGCTCAAGCCACTGTCGCGGCTCCGCGCAAGCGTGACCCGCTGTTCGCCAAGCACATGATCGACTTCCGGCATCCAGACTTCCAGGAAATCAACGGTGCCGTACCGCGTATCATCTTAGTCAACAGCCACGACGGTTCGTCTTCGGCGCGCGTGTTGGCCGGTGTGTTCCGGTTCGTTTGCAGCAATGGGCTCGTCGTCGGCAACACTGCCGGGCGGGAAGTCGTGCGCCACACGGGTGACGCAGCGGCTGACTTGATTCACCGCATGCAGCAGCTGGCGCGCAACACGTCTGACCTCTACAACAAAATCGACCGCTGGTCTCGGATTGACCTGACCAAGAACCAGCGGCTGGAGTTCGCCAAGTTCGCCGCACAACTGCGTTGGGGTGACGCGCAGCGCTTTTCCCCGGCTGAGCTGCTGGACGCGCGTCGCGCAGAAGACGACAGGGGTGACCTCTGGACAACCTTCAACCGCGTCCAGGAAAACACCGTGCGCGGCGGCATTGAGGGCCTTTCCCGCTCAGGTCGTGCAGCCACCTCCCGGCCACTGAGCGACATCAGCCGCTCAGTTGACTACAACGCGCAGTTGTGGCAACTGGCAGAAGAAGTTGCCGAAACGTGGTAAGCTACCGCATAATCCATCCAGCAAACTCAGAAAGGAACATCGCAATGCCAACCATCATCCGTGACCGCGACGCCGTGAAGGGTGCCGCAATGGAGGATCTGAACCACACTTACCGTCAGCTGAAAGGCGAACCCGGCTTCAAAGGGTTCAGCAACCGCGCAGCGGCAGAAGTGCAGGTCAACATGGCCATCATGGCCGCGCAAGACGCTGTTGGGCGCGCTGGTGTGCCCAAAGGCGTGACGCCGGGCGCGCTGACGCCGGGCGAGATAAAATCCAAAAATCCTTACAAGGAGGGCACATTGAGTCACCAACTGCATGAGGCGGTCTCTGAACAGAAACCCATCGAGCCGCGCCCAAAAGCTTCCGAGCAACCCAAGGAAAAGCGCGCCAAGCGCCTCACCATCAACAAGGTGCGCGCCACCAACGCGGGTGAGTCTCGCCCACAAGCTGGCAGCATCCGCAATCAGGTCTTGCAATACGTGCAAAACGCGCCGGAGCAAACCTGCACCGTCGCAGAGCTGGAAGAACACTTCCAACAAAACGTGCGCGGCTACCTGCAAAAGTTGGTTGAGAAGAATCATCTCACCATCATTGAGGATGAGGAATGACTGCGCCTGTGATCGTCGGTGCTGGCCTCGCTGGGCTCATCGCAGCCCATGCGTGGCCCAACGCCACCGTCGTGGAGGCGTCATCTCAACCGCGCGCCGCGCACAAGGCGTTGTTGCGGTTCCGCTCTGACGCCGTCGCGCGGCTCACCGGCATCGAGTTCCGGCGGGTGCGTGTGCGCAAAGGCATCTGGGCTGAGAACGCCTACCAACCCGCCACAATCCGTTGGGCCAACTTGTACGCACAAAAGGTCATCAATGAACTCAAAGGTGACCGCAGCATTTGGAACCTTGAGACAGCGGAGCGGTTCATTGCGCCGGACGATTTGTATGAGCAGCTGGTGACGTCAGTGGGTGACCGCATCAACTGGGACACCCCGGCTGAGTTCAAGAGTTCGCGGCCCCACATCTCTACCGCGCCGCTGCCGGTGGTGTTGAGCATCTTGGGTTGGCCAGCGCCGGTGACGTTCTCTCGCTCCGGCATCACGGTGCATCGTTGGCGCATCATTGGCGCAGACGTTTTCCAGACGGTCTATTTCCCTGAACTGCACTTGAATGTTTACCGAGCCAGCATCACCGGCGACACACTCATCGTCGAAACCGTCGGGCCGATGGGTGACATGGACGACGACGCCATCAGCGCGGCGTTCGGCATCAAGCTTGCATCGTGCGAGTCGCTTGGTTCAGTCGACCAGAAGTACGGCAAGATAGCGCCCATCGACGACAACCTACGCAAGCAGCTGTTGTTCCGGCTCACGCACGAGCGCAACATATATTCGCTCGGACGGTTCGCCACGTGGCGCAACATCCTCTTGGACGACGTGGTGGACGACATCGCGGCAATCAAGAAGCTGCTCAAGGCCAACAGCGCCTACGACATCCGGAGGGCCGCTGCGTGAACTGCCCCATTTGTGGTTCGGAGAGCACGGTCATCGGTGTGGCTCCAAAGCAGCAAGACCATTGCGTAGAGTATGCACGCATATGCGACCGCAAGCATCGGTTCACAACAGTCGAGGTGCACGTGTCGCAGCTCGGTGACAAGCGGGAATTCGCTTGCGCAGTACGCAACATAACAAGGCGCATCGGTCGGTTCAATCGTGACTTGCTCATCTTCATGGACAAACGTCCAGCGAAAGTCGTCGCGAGCGAACTGGGTATCACCTCTACGCGTGTGCGGCAAATACGCGCATCGCAGTATGAGTTCTCTCCGCACAAGAGAATTGCGAAAATTGATTTAAACTCAGAAAGGAACAATTATGAAAGTCACGCTCATCAGCACAACGCCGGAAGCCAAGGAACTCTTGATCTTCACGAAGTCAACCCGGCTGACCATGTCGCCGGGGTTGATGGATGAAATCCGCGCATGGCCGGAGGAAAAGAAACTCGCCGAACTTGAATATATGGCCAACACCATTCCCAGCTCTTGGGAGTTCGTTGACTACGTATTCATGATTGAAGGCGTCAGCCGCGCGTTCACTCATCAGTTCGTGAGATCACGTCAAGGTTCGTACGCGCAGCAAACGATGCGTGTGCTCAACATGGGCGAATATGATTACGTCTACACCGACAGGATTCTCGCTGACGTGCAGAAGCTCGGTTTGGTCGACATCATCAATGAGAACATTCGGCTCTGTTACAGCAAGCTGATTGAGCTCGGGTTGCCTGCGGAAGATGCACGCGGCATCTTGCCGACAAACATCGCCACCAACATCGTCGCCAAGTTCAACTTGCGCGCCTTTGTCGACCTCGCCAAGAGTCGCACCGGTGGACGCACACAAAACGAATACCAGAAGGTCATGAACGCCATGGTCGACGAAGTATTGAAAGTGCACCCATGGGCTGAGAAGTTCTTGTTCCAAGCCGGGCGAGATTACTTCGCGGAGATCGAAGCGTTCGCCGAGCGCGAATATGGCGGCAACTTGCTCAAGAAAGGCGAGCTGCTTAAGATTGTTGACAAGATGCGCAAGGGTGGCTGACATGACCCGGATCAATTGTGTCCCACCCGAGGAACTCTCCAGAGAGCACCTGCTGGCTGAATATCGTGAGTTGCCGCGCGTTTTTAACTTGGCTGCCAAGGCCTACTCATCGGGCCGTAAAATAAAAGCGCCTGAGCGTTATACGCTGGGCACAGGTCACGTCAAGTTCTTTTACCAGCGGCTCGGCTGGTGCTTGGATCGGTTCTTGGCGCTGCGGCTCGAGATGTTGGTGCGCGGCTACAAACCCAACTACGCCCAGCCACCAACGGTGGAGTTGCCGCCAGAATGGTGGGGCAACTGGGAACCTGACGCAGCCGCAATGCAACTCAATCGCGAACGAATCTTAGAAAGGAAAACATCATGAGCCGGTTCATCATTGTAGACTTAGACAACTGTATCGCAGACGATGCTTGGCGCATCCCGCACATAAATTGGCAAAAGAGTGACCCCATGGAACGGTACCACGACTACCATTCGCTCAGTGGGTTCGACGATGTCGGCAACATGATTATATTCGAGCGCCATTATGACGCTGTGCCGATTATCTTCACTGCGCGGCCTGTGCGCTACAGCGCCGTGACCAAGGAATGGTTGCGCCGCAACGAGATACCTTATGAATACCTTGTCATGCGCAATGACAACGACAATCGTCATTCGTTGGACTTGAAGCGCACCATGCTCAACTGGCTGCCGCACATCTATGGTGTGCCGACAGAAGACATCGTCGCAGCGTATGACGACAGACCTGACGTGGTAGAGATGTACATCCGCGCAGGGATAAAAGCCGAGCAGCGCGCAATCCACAATGTTTGCGCTTACACAAAACCAACCAAGGAGACCGCATGACAACAGCAGCAGACATCCTGGCCGAAATGGCCGACACCTACCGTGAGCGCAACAAGGTCTACGGTGACAACTACAAGCGTGTCGGTGCCGTCATGGCGGCAATGTTCCCGAACGGTGTCGACTTGTTCACCGAGGAAGACTACAACGTCTGGCACCTTTTTGAGTTGATGGTCGTGAAGCTCACCCGGTTCGCCAACAGCGGCCTGACGCACGAAGACTCGATCCATGACGCTGCAGTTTACGCCGCCATGGTCGAATCATTGATCAGAAAGGAAAAACAATGAGCAAGATTTTGGTGACCGGCTCTGGGGCCGGGCTCGGCAAGCTCGTCGTTGCAGCGTTGCGCCGCGATGGGCATGACGTAATTGGTTTCGACCGCAAGAACGGCAATGACGTGGTCGACCCGCAGGAAACATTTGGTGACTGCCCGGCGTTGGACATCCTCATCAACTGCGCGGGGATAAACGTCACAGGTTGGTTGGAGGATTTCCCTGAGGAAAGCTGGGATGACGTGATGAACATAAACGCCAAGGGCATCTTCCGCATGACGCAGTGGGCGCTACCGGCGTTGGTGAAGTCGAAAGGTACCGTGCTGAACATTGTGAGCAATGCGTCGCACATGCCAATGACGACGTCTCTTGCCTACAACGCCTCCAAAGGGGCCGCGCACATCATGACGTTGCAGCTGGCCCGTGAGTTAAGCAAGCGGCACGGCATCACCGTCTTCGGCATCAGCCCCAACAAGCTCAAGGGTACCGAAATGTCCAAAGACATCGAGGAACAAGTGATTAAGCATCGCGGCTGGACGCGCGAATATGCAGAGCAATACCAAATCAATGCGTTGCTCGCAGGTGAGGAAACAGACCCAGCACAGCTCGCTGAGTTCATTGCTTTCCTTCTTTCAACCAAGCCGCGTCACAAGTTCCTGACCGGCTGCATTCTTCCTTATGGAGCTTGATATGAAAAAGCTACTCATTTTCGCCGCGCTGTTCTTGACAGCTTGTTCCAGCCCACCGCAGCGCAAGTCTTGGGAGCAGACATTGATCGTCGAGCCGCACGTTTATGGCCTGTCACGCGGCCAAGTCATCAGCGCCATTTTAGATTGTGAAGAGACCGGAACACGGCCCGTCATGATCTACGCAACCCGCACCATCAACGGTCATCCGACCGAGATCGTCACCGAAGTTTCTTGTGCACCAATGCGCCGTCATTACCATCGTAAATTCTGAAAGGGAAATAATGAAATTCTTCATTGAACAAATTGCAATCTGTCCCACCGATCCAGTCAAGGCGAAAAGTTTATTGACTGACTTGGGGTTGGATGAGTGGGTGGAAGACCATGTGGTGGCTGACGGGCGCGTGTTCGGATTGTCTGGCACCAATGAGGCCAACTTGTCCTTCAACTATCAAAACACTCGTCCGGGCGACAAGCCGCTGGAGCTGGAGATTCTGAACTACACAACCGGCCCCAACTGGATGTCAGGGCGGCAACCGACCGTCTCCCACATCGGCATGCACTGCACCGAGGAAGAGCTGGAGCGGTTCCGTCAGAAGCTCAACACCATGGGCATCAAGGTTGCGCAAGAAGTTTTCACGCGCAGCCACACCAATCAATTTCTGATTGAACAAAAGCGCAAGTACCATTACGTAATCTTCGACACGCGCGCCATCTTGGGCGTGGACCTGAAGTTCATCGTGCGTCGGGAGAATGCGGCGTGAGCAAATTTGTCCTCGTATTCGACACAGAAACAACCGGGTTGACGTTGCACCCGGAAGCGCCGCTCGCCAAGCAACCGAAAATCATCGAGCTTGGCGCGGCATTGTTGAATGAGCGCGGCGAAGTTGTTGAGACACTCTCTCAACTCTTGCACCCCGGCGAGGACATCACGGACGAGATCACTCGGATCACCGGCATCACCAATGGGGATCTCGTCGGTGCACCAACATTCAAGGATGCGTTGCCGCAAATGCGACACATCTTTGAGCAAGCATTCGCTGTGTTCGCGCACAACTTGCCGTTCGACAGAGCCATGATCCGTAATGACTTGGCCCGGATTGATTGTCTGGACTTCCCGTGGCCTGCGCAAGAATATTGCACCGTCGGGTTGCACAAAGATCAATGGGGCCGCAATCCGAAGTTGACAGAGCTTTATGAGTTCACACTGAACAAGCCGCTGCCACAAACCCACCGGGCGCTGGACGACGTCATGGCGCTGGTGGAAGTGGTTGTCGCCTTGGAGTTGCACACGATGGCATTTGAGGAGCGCGCATGACCTTACCACAGCTGCGTTGCCGCACTGAGTTCAGTTTCCGGCAAGCATTCGGCCCTGTTCCGCGTGTTGCCGCTGCGGTGAAGGCGCTCGGCGCGCCAGCGGCAGGCATCGTAGACGGCGGCACATGGGGTCATGTCCGTTGGGCCAAAGCTGCAGCCGCGCAAGGGTTCAAGCCGCTGTTCGGCACGGAGTTTTCCGTCACGCTGCCAGACGGGCGCAAGCCGCAAGCATGGGCGCTGGCCGAGGACACGCGCGCATTTTATCGTTGGAGCACGGCGCTCCGACAAAAAGATGCTGACTCTGTCGCGCTGCTGCGCGAGAGCAAAGGTGTTATACGCTTCGCTGGCGCGGCGCTCACCGACCCTGATACGTTTGATTATGTTGACCTGAACCCGGCTTCTCCTATTGCACAGAGAGTTTCATTGGCGCTTGCACGCAACACAGGAAAACCCCTAGTCCTGAGCAGCGCCAACTTTTATCCTCAACCAAGCGACTACGCAGCATTCATGTCGATTGGTGGCCGCGAGGCGACAACGCCGCAGCACATCCTCTCCGATCAGGAGTTGCGCGCGGCGCTGAAAATCCTGGACGATGACGCTTGGGAGCGAGCGGTACGCAACACCCACGAAGTCGCCGAGCGGTGTGCCGGGGCATTGCCCACCGCGCCCATCATCCATGTGGACGGTGACTTGCGTGCACTGGCCGAGGAAGGGCGACAGCGTCGACTCAAGCTCGGTCACTTGCCTGCTTGGCCGCAGGAATATGAAGACCGGTTGCAACGTGAATTGACAGCCATTGAGCAGAAGAATTTCGAGAGCTACTTCATTGTGGTGGCAGACTTAATCGCTTGGGCCAAGGAGCGCATGCTGGTGGGGCCGGGGCGCGGCTCGTCAGCCGGGTCACTGCTTTGTTACTTGTTGGGCATCACGGAAGTTGATCCAATCCCGCACGGACTGTTGTTTGAGCGCTTCATTGACCTGACGCGCAAGGATTTGCCCGACATCGACATCGACTTTTCCGACACCAAGCGCGACCAGTGTTTCGACTACCTTGCTGAGAAATACGGGCGGCAATGTGTGGCGCGCATCGGCAACGTGAACACCCTGAAGCCGCGCAGCGTGATGGCCGAGGTCTGCAAGCGGTTCGGCATCCCTGACAAAGAGCGGTTCGACCTGCTCAACGTATTGATTGAATATTCTTCTGGAGACTCACGTTATGGAAAAGGGCTCGAAGACACCCTCAACAACACCGACATCGGGCGGCGTTTCATGGAACGCAATCCAAAGGCGGTGGTTATGTCCGAAGTGGAAAATCATGCATGGCACACTGGTGTACACGCCGCAGGAGTCATCGTTTGTAATGTTCCGGTGGACGAATACTGCACGGTTGGAGCGGATGGTGTGGCGCACATCGACAAGCCTGACAGTGAATACCTGAACCTACTCAAGATTGACGCGCTGGGGCTGCGCACGTTGGGCGTCATCGAGGACAGCGGCGTCACCAACGCCGACGAACTCTACGCATTGAAGCTCGACGACCCAAAGGTGCTCGACATATTCAACCAGCGCAAATACACCGGCATATTCCAGTTCGAAGGACAAAGCCAGCGGTCAATCTCCGCGCAGGTCTTGGTGGATAGTTTCCGTACGGTTGACCACTTGACGGCGTTGGCCAGACCGGGGCCGCTCGGCGGCGGCGCGACAGGCAAATACATCGCACGCAAGGCCGGTGTTGAGTCAGTGACTTACACTCACCCGGCGTTGGAAGAGCTGCTGGCCGACACTTACGGTGTGGTGCTCTATCAAGAGCAAGTGATGCGCATCGTGCGCGACATCGGCAAGTTCTCGTGGGACGAAACAACCGTCATCCGCAAGGCGATGTCAGGCCGCAAGGGCAAAGAATATTTCGACCAGCAAGGAGAAAAGTTCATCGCTGGCGCGGCGCAAGACAACATTGATGAGAGAACCGCCAAAGACATTTGGAACGAGATCTGTAACTTCGGCGCTTGGGGCATGAACAAGAGTCACACCTGTGCGTACGCGGTGATCAGTTATTGGTGCGCATGGATGAAGGCGTACCACCCGCTGGAATACGCAGCAGCGTGCTTGCGCTCGGCCAAGGACGACGACCAGACCATGGAGATCCTGCGTGAGATGGCGCGCGAAGGCGTCAACTACGTTGCATTCGACCCTGAACTCTCTGACGTCAATTGGTCTGTGCAAGACGGCAAGTTGGTGGGCGGCTACATGAACCTTGTCGGGTTCGGCCCAGCCAAAGCAGTCGCCGCAGTGGAAGCGCGGCGGCTCGGCAAGGTTGACGACAAACTGCAAAAACGCATCGCTGAAGCGCACATCAAGTTCAATGATCTCTACCCAATCAGCCACAACTACGCTGCTTGGTATGCTGACCCGGTGGCGCATGGGTGTCGCATTGGGTCTGTGATTTATACGGCTGACAAGTTGCCTGACGGCGCTGACGTTTTGTTCATCGGCAAAATTGCCAAGAAAGAACTGCGTGACGAAAATGAAACAGTCCGGGTCGCGCGGCGTGATGGACGCAAGCTCTCAGGACAGACATTGTTCGCTGACTTTTTCTTGAAGGACGACACAGGCATCCCGATCATTTGCCGCATTGACCGGTTCAAGTATGAGCCGCTGGGCCGTGTCGCTATGGAGCGGTTGGTGGCTGAACAGGATGTGTTGCTCGTGCGCGGCAGGAAGATTCCAGGATTCGGCATGATAAAGGTCGAACGTGTCAAGGTATTGAATCGTGAGGAGGCATTGAGTGAGTCGACGCCCGGAACAACGCTTGTGGGACAGGCTGCGTAAAGCTGCTGCCGGTCGCGTATATACCGAACGGATCGAAAATTTGGTAGGCGTCGGTCGGCCTGACGTCGACACGCTGGTGAAGGGAAGCTTCATCCCGATCGAGTTGAAATATGTGGCGCAGTGGCCAACACGGACAACGTCCAAGGTGCTCGGCAAAGACGGTTTGTCGCAAGCACAAAAGAATTGGCACTTGAACTGGCGCAACTGGGGCGGCATCTCGCTCATTGTTGTTGGCGTGGGAGATGAGGTGTTTGTGTTCAGCGGCGCGACCGCTGACCACGTCAACGAATACAACACAGCCGAGTTCAGGTCAGCGGCGATGTTGATTGGGTTGAACAACATCGTTGACATGCTGGTGAATTTAGGAGAACGCAAATGAAAACGCAAGGCATGAAGCATCAGCTGGACGCTTTGCAGCGGATGGTTGGCCGCAAGACGTACGCTCTGTTCATGGAACAAGGCACAGGGAAAACGTGGACGTTGTTGGCTGACGCCGAGCGACTCTACGCCAAAGGAACCATCGACACCGTGTTGGTTGTCGCGCCCAACGGCGTGCATCTCAACTGGGTCAACCGCGAGATACCAACCCACATGGAAGGCAACATCATTGCGCGCGCTTGGCGCTCGGGCGCTGGTGTGCGGCATATGAAGTCGTTGGAAGAGTTGTTCAGGCCGCGCCGCGAAGGTGAATCTGTTCCGCTGCGCTTTTTGGCGGTCAACATCGACGCGCTGGTGACCAAAAAGGGCTATGAATTTTGCGAGCGATTTTTGTTGAGCGGCAACGCGCTCATCCTCCTGGACGAAAGCTCGCGCATCAAGAATCCAGACGCCGCGCGCACAAAAGCGCTCATGCGGCTGCGACGCTATTGCAAGGGTGCTCGCATCGCCTCAGGCACGCCAGTCACCAACTCGCCGGTGGACGTGTTCGCTCAGATGGAATTCCTGGAAAGTGGCTTGTTGGGCACGACCAGTTACCGCGCGTTCGTTTCCGAATACGCTGACGTGTTGCCCAACACTCACCCGCTCATGCAAAACATGGTGCGCCGCAATCCGCGCGCGGCGTTCGCCCAAATCATCGCACGCAATCCAGACGGCTCGCCCCGGTGGCGCAACCTAGACAAGTTGCAAAAGCTGCTGGAGCCGCAGTCGTTCCGTGTGTTGAAGAAGGACTGTTTGGACTTGCCGGAAAAGATTTACAAGACGATCACGTTCGAGCTCAACAGCGACCAACAAAAAGCCTACGACAAAATGCAAGATGAGTTGCGCATTGATCTGGGCGACAACACGGAGTTGCCGGTCAGCGAGCTGGCGGCGTTGATCAAACTTCAACAAATCACGTCTGGTTACGTCAACACCCCGATGGGCGTGCGTTATGTCTCTGACGAGAATCCTCGGCTGAAAGCATTCATGGACGCGGTGGAAGACGTCGACGGCAAGTTCATTGTTTGGGCGCGCTTCCGGGAGGAGTTGGACGCCATCCGTGACGCGCTCACCGATGCAGGCATAGCTTGCGTTCAGTACCATGGCGGCGTGAGTCGTGACGACAGGGAAGCCGCTGTCGACCAGTTCCAAAATGGCGACGTGCGCGTGTTCGTGGGCCAGCCTCAGTCTGGCGGCATTGGGTTGACGCTGACCGCTGCTGAGACAGTGTTTTACTTCAGCAACGACTTCAACCTTGAAACGCGACTTCAGTCTGAAGACCGCGCGCACCGCATCGGCACCCGCCGCAATGTTGTTTATATCGACATCGCCGCCGAGAGCACAATAGACGAACAAATCGCGCGTAATTTGCAACGCAAAAAGCGCACAGCGGCAATAGTGCTGGGAGACGCGCCAGCGGAAATCGAAGGATAATTAAGCTCACAAATTTAGAAAGGAAAAGTGATGTCAAAAGTCTACGCGCCACAAGTACCCAGCAAGTACGATCCGGCGACAAAATTGTGGGTTCCCACACTCAACCTAGATCACGCCAAGTCGTTCGGCGAAGTTGTGGTCATGTTGCCGCCCAACGCCAACCGGCTGCACATCAACCCATTGGTGACAGCCTTGCGCGACCAAATGAAAGACTTCACGGAGGAAGACTACATCATCGCGGTCGGTGACCCATCGCTCATCGCAGCAGCGGCTTGCATCGCCGCGCGCAAGACGGGTGGCTTGCTGCGCATCTTGAAGTGGGACAGACAATCTAACAGTTACATCGCAGTGGAGGCCAACGTATGAGTGACTTGCAACGTGCCGTGCAGCTGGCTGAGCTGCTGATGAAGTTGCGTGAAAACGTCACGCGGCTGGAAGGTGAGTTGGAAACAGCCAAAAAAGACATGCGCCGGGTTGAGCAAGAGGATTTGCCTGAGCTGATGCAAGAGCTCGGACTGGAAACATTCAAGCTCAAGACCGGTGAAACAATCGAAGTCAAGCCAGAAGTCGAATGTTCCATCAGCGAAGAGCGCCGCGCAGCAGCGCACGGCTGGTTGACGGAAAAAGGGTTCGGCGGCTTGATCAAGACAGAAGTCGTCGCCAAGTTCGGTCGCGACCAGCGCGATGAAGCAGTCGCTTGTGCTGAGAAAATCGGCGGCGAGATGATTGAGCGTGTGCACCCCAGCACGCTGAAGTCGTTCGTCAAGGAACAAATGGCCGCAGGCACGGCCATACCTTTCGATCTGTTCGGGATACACCCGTACAGCAAGGTAAAGATCACTGCTGCAAAGAAGTGAACGCTTATTGAGGCGGCGTTTCTAAGCCTCAAAATCATCAAGAAAGTGAGTACACCATGAGCAAAAAAGAGCTCGCCAAAGTTGAAGAAAAAGCGACAGCGCTGGTCGTCGCTGATATGGACTTCGCCGCTGATGCTGGCGCAGGCATGGAAAATGCCGGTCAGGAATCATTCGCGATTCCGTTTCTGAGCCTGCTGCAAAAGGGTTCGCCGCAAGTGGACGAAGCCTCTGGCGCGGCACTCGAAGGCGCACGCGCAGGTATGTTTTTCGAGAACGTCACAGGCCGCTTGTTTTCCGGCAAAGACGGCGTGATCATCGTTCCGTGTTCTTACCGTCGTGAGTTTTTGCGTTGGGGCGCGCGCGCCAATGGCGGCGGCTTGCGCGGCGTTTATTCGCCCGAGGAAGTTGCAGAGATGCGCACCAAAGGTCAGGTTGTTGAGCTGGACGGGCGGCTCTACGCGCCTGAACAGGACAAGTCGATCAATCCAGAGAAGTCTGACCGCTTCAACGACACACGCAACCATTACGTCTTGATCATCGATCAGGAAACCGGCGCATGGAGTGAGGCGCTTCTTTCCCTGACGTCCACGCAAATCAAGAAGTCGAAGATGCTGATGTCGGCGCTCGCCTCCGTCAAGCTGAAGAACGGCGCAGGCCAGCTCTATACGCCGCCGACCTTCGCGAACTTCGTGCGCGTCACGTCAGTGGGCGAAAGCAACGACAAGGGCACATGGTTCGGCGTGAAGTTTGAGTTGGCCGGTCAGGTCGACCGTTCAGAAGTCTACGCGGCTGCGAAGGCATTCCACGCCAACATCGCCAAAGGCGGCGTCCAAGTCAAGTACGAAGACAACCCATCAGAAGTTGGAGAAACTGGCGGGTTCTAAGCAGCAACCGGGGCCGCGCGGCCCCGGTCATCAAACTCAGAAAGAGACCAACATGAACGACATTTGCTCTTACCAAAAAGACGGCATAATTGAAGAATCGCCGCTCCAAGTGCTTTCTCAAAAAAGCAAAAATCAAGCCGTCGTGCAATGGAAACGCACCAGAACCATCAGCGCCACGGAACAATACGAAATGGTCCCAGCGCCGTTCGCGGAAGAGCATTGGTATGACTGGATAGTTGAAATATTCAGGAAACCATCCGCAGAAAAACTTGCGTACCGAGAATACGAAGAATCACGCCGCAATCTGTTGCAGTGTCAGCGCATGAGAGATTACTACGAAAATATGGTCAAGTTTGAAGCCCAACGGATAAAACGTCTACGGAAAGTTCTCGAAATTGACGAGGAATGAAGCTCGTGCCCAAGAAAGTGAACAAACAGGCCGGAATGAACCCAGTCGCACGAGCCATCGCCCGCAACATCTTGCAACAAGCTGTTGTGGATCAGAAGATTCAGCTTTATCTATTGGAAGACGGAGCGGCTTGTGCGGGGATTTGTTTCATGATCGCGCAGATGCTATCGGCGTTGATCGAAGCTGCCGAGCTGGACAAGCGCGTTGGGACGGACAATGTGGACGTGCGTGTCATACGCGGCGCTATTTCGGCTTGTGAACAGATGATTGAAACTGATCGATTCGTTCGAATGAACATCGTAGCCTTGGAACAAGGGCTTGATGCAGCTTACGCCTTGCATGCGCGTGTCTCCCCCGAGGCATTCAACAAGGCGTGGAACTCGAAGCCGCGCGTCATGGGCTGATGCCTTGGGCGTATATACGCCAACTCCTTGGCCCCGGTTTGCACTGGGGCCGCACTCAAGACGAACTGATCGCGGCGATAGAAAAAGCGCGCGCTGATGGGCAAACAGAAGCCGCCGAACACATAGAAATAATTTTAGAGATGCGCAACTTTGTGATGTGTGAAGAAAAAACACCCCGCACGTAGCGGGGTGAACAACAAGGGCGGTATCGGAGAGAGGAGCAGCAACCGTCCTTGTCGCGCTGCGCTATTTTTCAGATTCTAAGTCAGACTCGATGCTGCTGGTGGTTGGTGCTTCTGTTTCTGACTCTAGGTCAGACTCGATGCTGCTTTCTTTCCGTTCACCGGTGGGCGGCGGTGGGAAAGAAACCGTCAACCCGGTGGTGGCACCGACTTCCTTCTTGGTCGCTGCCGCAGCTTTCGGAATCGCGCGCTCGGCGTAGTCTTCCAATATCTTGACCACAGCGGCAACTTCCTTGGGTTCGGTAGACATGAGCATGGTCGCCAGTTTGTCGGCCATGTCCTCGGTCATGCTGGTCTTGTAAAGCGCGCGAGAAGCCATGCCTGTGAGCGAGGATTGCCAGCCGCCCGTGATTGCTTGCGCAGCGGCTTGCGAGAAACTGTCGCCAGCGTCTTCGAACTTTTCCTGCATTACTTTACGCTTGCCGGTTTGCGAACCTTTCAGGATTTCGTTGGCTTGACTGAACAGCTGTGATTCGCGCTCGACAGCCGCTTGGAACAGCCTGAAATGCGCAGGGGTGTCGAACAATGGTTGCAACTTCGCTTGCATTTCTGGCGCATTGAGGATTGCACCGGCATTGATGTTGCGGCTGGTGGTGAAGAGTTTGCCATAAATGTCGCGCACGACGCCGGTGCGGAATGCTTCTTTTTCTGCAGGCGACATGTTGGAAACCAGCTTGATCACTTCCTCATGATCCATCTTGCCGAAGTCGCTGTAACCTGCTCGCAACGCATCCAAGACTTCTCGGTCACCTTTGTAGGTTTGCAATGCGGCTTGATAGTCCGGCACCACTTCTTTGGTGCGGTCGCGCAGGGCATTGCGCAAGTCTTTGTAAGCGTTCGCGCTGGCGTTGGTGGCGGCGTTGTCAGACTTGTAAGCCGCTGTAATCTGAGCGTCCAGCGCGCGCTTCATGTAATCCAGCGTGCGCACGTCTGGCACGGTGCCGGTGACGTCGACTCCGATGGGGTTGCCTGCGTCGTCACGCTTGATGCTGTAAATGTCGCGCAACTTGAATTCATTCGGGTCGAATGACTCACCAGCGCGCATGGCATTGACTTTCGCCGCCGCAGCGTCAGCTTCTGCGATCGAACGGGCCGTCGCCCACGAACTGCGGAACTGCGGCAACGTCAACATTTCCATGATTTGTGGATCGTCGACTTCGCCGAAAGCATACGCTTGTTTGTAAGCTGGGGCTGACTTGGTGCGCAGATCGCTGATCAAGCGTTCTTCTTCGCTGTAATAGTCGTCTGGTTTCAACCCTTTGCGCACTTGTTGATAGGTGCGCTCTTTTGCCCCGGCTTGCTGTTGTGTGATTTTCTTTTCGATGCGGCGTGTGCCTTTGCCGGTGCGTTGAGCGACCGTTTGCGCAAGGTCTGCCAATGCGGCTTCTGTGTTGGCGACGGTCGCAGGAACACCCAGCCGCCGACTGTCGTCCATACGTTTGGCGATGTCTTGCGGCTGCATATTAGCTTCGCCCAACGCCTCTGTCATCTTTTTCGATGCACCTTCGAATGCGCGTTTGTCTGACGGGAAAAGTCTGTCCATCAACCAATCTTTCACGCCTGAACCGGTGCGCATGACCACAGGCACTGCCGCGCCGAATCCAGCACCATAAACGCCGCCGGAAACAGCGCCTGAGCCGCGCTCGCCTTCCATGGCAGAACCCGCGCCGGAAATTGCACCGGTCGTCGCGCCTGCACCAATGCTCTTGACGATTGGTCGACCAGCGAGCCGCGCCAACGCTGACCCACCCGCCGTGGCAACCTGCGCGGCACCAGCGGGTTGACCGCCCGGCACCATCATGGCAGCCACTCCCGGCAACGCGCCGCCGCCGAACTCAGCCAACGCCGAGCTGACAGGATTCTGTTCAGAATACGTGCCGTATTCTTTGCGGATTTTGTTGACGATGTTTTGATATTCGCCTTCACCGAGTTTGGAACGGAGCCATGCTTCGGCTTCGTCGCCCCAACCCATCATGAGGCCCTGCCCAATGGCGGCACGTGCGCCGCCGACCAATGCATTCGGTTCTTTGGTAGCCATCAGTCAAGTTCTCCTGCTGGTGCCGGGGTCGTCTCACGGTACAACCCTTGCGAGATTTCGTTGAGTCGTTTTTGTTGTGCCGCACGACCCGCTTTGAGCACACGATAAGCGTTCTTCATGATTTCTCCGCGCTCTTCCCTGCTCTTGGCGTCCAAACCAGCTACGCTTTGCAGCAACTTGATGTCGCTGTCTGAGAGGACGCCTTTGAGTTTTTCGCTCGCGCTGGAGATCATCGCACTCTTGAGCAAGTTCATGAGCGACTTGGTATTCAACACACGTTTGTCTTTGGAACCGGTTTGTTCCAAGATGGTGAGCGTTGCCTGATCTTTCAACGTGGTGTCGAAACTGTCTTTGTTCAACTCGTATGCGCGGCCCAAATCCTTTATCGCGTTGTCGATGGTCGCGAGAGACGTTTCCGTTTCTGACTTGAGCTTAACTTCTGCTGGAGTCAGCTTTTCTGAAGCAGTTTGCTGACGCGCTTCAGCTTTGCTCGCGGTTGCGGCGCGCTCTTTCGCGACGCCAAGCTGCCCTTGCGCGACAGCGACCATCGCTTCTTTGAAGACATTGCCGGTGCGGATTTTGTCGTCAATGTAGTCTGTCACGAACTTCTGGTATTCCGGCGTACCTTGCACCAGCCCGGCGTCGATAGCAGCTTTGCCTGCTTCAGATTGTGGACGACCGCTCTTGAGGTATTCAGCGACGATGGCGCGCTTGTCTTTCATTTCCTCACCGGCCAACGTACGCAGCGTAGAGAGTTCGTCGCGCGCCGCTTGTGTTCTGGATTTTTGTCCTTCCAAGCCGAGTTGCAGCCGCAGCTGTCGGTCAGCACGTTGCGCGGCACGGACATCTTTGGAATATTCGGCCATCTCTTTGCCAGCGGCTGCCAAGTTTTCCGTGAACGCACCTGTCTTGCTCGGTGAGCCGAACGCAGCGGCCAACCGGAAATACATTTCAGTCTTGTCAGGCGTGCCGCTGTCGAGCTTCATCGACTTCAAAATCAGGTCTTGGAATGCGGCATTTTCCGCTGTGAGACGCTTGCGCGCAGTTTCCAACTCAGGGCCATAAGTCGACTCTGGACTGAGATAGCGATTCATCATCGACACCAGGTCTGTCGCCGCAGGAGAAACAGGTGTAGTCGAAGCGACAGGCGGCTTAACAGGTTGCGCTGCGGGTGATTCAACAACCGGCTGAGGAGGGAATTGTTGGTTCATCGGTTGGTCTTCGATGTAAGACGTTGGTGTGCCGCCCATGTCCAACGAACGTTCTCTCACCACACGGCCTACGAAGTCTTCGTCTGGTTCGCCTTCGTCGCCGCCAACACGGAACCGTCTCACAGCGCCGCCCATGTTGTATTTTTGAGCGAGCGCATGCACGCCGCCGCCATGAGCGCGGTTCAACTCCGGTTGCGCAGCGGCCATGAATTGATTAGCTTCTTCCTGCGTGATGATGTTGTCGCTGCCGATTTCATTTATCCACCAATTGAACCCCTCTGAGTCTGGCGCTGCACGACCTAAATCCTTTGTGTACAAATCATATAGTTGCTGTCGGGCACGGTTGTTTGCAGCACCCGTGGGGTCTTGGCCAAACACGAATGGCGCAGCTGCGTACAGTTGAGCAGACTCTTGCGGCGTAATACGGCTGCCCATTTGACCAACGTCATACATACCGGGCCTAAACCCTGCATTGCCCATGGCGACGTCTTTGTTGGCACCTTGTTGGAACAATCGCTCTATTTCTGGCGTGACGCCGCCAGCAGCAGCAATTTCGCCCATCCAATATTCTTTGCCGCGTGCGTCAGGTTCGCGCTGCAAATACTTGCTGTATAACCCTTTCAACGCTTCAGCTTGGTTCAATTCTTTTTGAGCACTTTGCATGAAAAGGTTTTCTTCTTCTTTGTTGATGAAGTCGTCAGCGCCGATGGTGTTCAACCAATGATTGAACCCTTCCGTGTCAGGCAACCTATCGAACGTGTCAATGTACATCTCCACCAACTGCGACCGCGCGAAAGGATTGTCGCCTGATTGGAGTTTCCTTGTTTGGTTCAATAAATCTGTTCCAAGGCCTCCTCCAATGTATGTTCCGGCATTCCCTTGGTCGGCTGGCGACGTCGTTAAGCCAAGACCGCCTCCGATGTAGCCGACATCCGTATTGGTGGTATCCGTATTGGTGGTATCCGTGTTGGTGTTGGTGTTGGTGTTGGTGTTGGTGTTGGTGTTGGTGTTGGTGTTGGTGTTGGTGAGATCTGTTGGCCCGACATCGCCGATGTCAGAGCCCGTCACCGTTAGATAGGTCGGCGGCTTGATTGGAGTTGCATAATTCGGCGCGACAAGTTCACCAGCCAACCCTGTGCGATACTGTTGCTCACCATACATCGGCGTCGCGGCGACGCGGTTCATGTAATCTGTCCGGTACTGATTGTATTGGTTTTGTGCCAAGTCGTATTTGCGCACAGTTTCAGCGAACGCAGCTTTGTCGGCGTTGTATTTGTCGGTGGCTGCTTGGTTAGACGTCATTTGAGCCGCGCTCAATGTTTTGCCTTCTTGCGGCAGGACCAGTTCTGGAGGTTTTGGAGCCTGTCCAGGAGCGGCAGGGCCAGTATAAGCCGCCATACCCGGCGTAGAAACGCCATAGAGGCTCATCAATTTGTTCAGCTCATATCCCATGATCGTTCCTTAAATGCCCTGCAACCCTTTGTAAGCGAACACACCAGAAGCCAACTGTGACAACGGCGAAGGCGAATAAGTCGCGCCAACCGTTTGGCCAGTTTGTGTAACGGTTTGCGGCGTGATTGGAGCCATGCCGCGAATTTGTGTGCTGAGCCAATCCATTTGTTGCTGTGGATACAAGAACTTTTCTCGCTCTTGCTGGTAGGCCATGTCGAGTTCTCGCTGACGTTGACCTTGTTGCGCTTGGCCTGCAGTTTCCAACCCCGCGACGTCTGCAGCGCGCATCGCTTGTTCTTGTTGCTGCATGTTGGCGAACTGCGACAGCGCGCTCATTTGACGTTGATAATCAGCCGCGCGCGCTTGTTGTTCAGCTTGCGCAGCGTTCAAACCGAATTGTTGTTGCGCTTGACCGGCTTGCGTTCTTGCTTGCGCGAGCGCAGCTATGTTTTGCGCTTGTTGGCTTGTTAGTTGGCCTGCTGTCTGCCCTAATTGGCCATATTGAGCGCCGCCTTGCAGGATGCGAGACAAATCCGCGCCGCTGATTGAGCCAACAGTTCCAGCCAGTTGTGCTTGACGAGCCAAATCGGCTTGCGCAGCGGCCAATGCTTGCCCATAGCCGCGCTCTGCACTTTGTGCTTGTTGCGCGAGGATCGCTTCTTGTGTGTCGCGCATAGCACGAGCGCCCAACTCGCCCATACGAGAAGAACCGAACTGACCGGCTTTTATGAACGCATCGCTCACACCCGGCAATATGTTCTCTTGCAAGTTCCGCGCGCCTTGTTTTGCGATTACGTCCAAGACGCCTGTTTGATAAGGCGACATGTATTGATTGACGCCTTGAGCAGACGTTTGAGCAGCGGCTTGCAGGTAAGGATTGGCCGCTGTCAATGCGCGGTCAGCCAACGCTTGCGCAGTTGTCGTTTCAGCTTTGCCCAACAATGGTTGAGCTGCGCCAATCACGTCGTACCCAGCAGCCTGTCCAAACAGTTGTTGTCCAACGTCTAAATTCTTCCCTACCAAATCTTGCCGCAGATACTGCGCTTGCTGTTGGCCGAGTTGGTCCGCTGTGCCTTTGGAACCGAACCCATACATGCCACTTTGGGCTTTGTCTAGGTCACCTTGGAAAAATCCTTGGTTGGAAACGACATTCTTGTAAGCCTGTTGTTGCAGCGGCGACAACTCTGCTGTGCGCGGCAAGTCGTATTCCATGAATGGGCGATTCGCGATGTTTTGGGCAACCTGAATTTGGTTGTAAATCGCATCCTGCATCCACTTCGGCGTCTCGCTCGAAGATGTCGTGTAACTGGTGGCCTTTTGTGGATCACCTTGGAACAAGCTAGCCATTATGCGGCTCCTTTCAGATACGCGAGAGGACTCTTGGCGTTGGGGCTGAACTTGCCGCGCGCCAGCGTCTTGCCTTTGTGTTTGCGCAGTTGAGAGCGCATTTTGTCTAACCGTTTTGCGCCTTCGTCTGTTGAACCGTCACCCAACATCGCAACGGTTTCTGCATCCATGACGTATTCGCCGTCAGAGAGCCGCGCATTGATCGTGTCGTCGCGGCCAGAGCCGCCCCCGCGCACCAGTCTCGCGACAGCGCCCAACGGCCCACCACCCGCTGCATACATGCCGCCCATGGCCATGTTGTAGATGCCGGAGGAAACTTGCGGCCAATAAGTCGCCATATATTGGCTCAATGACATGTTGGCGTTGTTTGCGTCGGATTGCAACTTATTCCAATCCCACTTCACGCTCGGACGATTGAAGTATTCTTGTTGCGCTGGAGACATTGCACTGATGGCTTCGTTCACGGCGGGTGGGCGACTGCCTGCCATGCTGCTCGCCAAAGCGAGTGCCGCAACGTCTTTCACGCCGATGTCCTTGATGTTCAACATGCTCAATGGCGAAGAACTTTGCACCCCTAATGCAACATCAGACCCCGTCAAACCACTGCCTGAAACTTCTGGTCGGAAACTTATTTTGTCGCCGGGGATGACAGCGAGGCGCTCCATGCCCGGCGCGTTGCTGGATCCATAAAGCTGCGGCGCGCGACCAGGAATCAATCCTTGTTCGCCGCTCATGTAATTCGTCGTGCCCATCCGAGTCATGTCGGCATCAACGCCGGGTTTGACATTGGTTGATCCAAATTTTATTTTTTCTACAACTTGATCAGACGGTTTCAACCCAGTGCCTGATGAGGTGGTTGGCGACTGAAATTTAGCTTGGACGCCGCTCGCCAACCCGGACAAGCCGCCCATGATCGCGGCGCTTTTGGGGTCGTATCCTGCGGTCAATGCTTGCCCGGCTGTCTTGCCAGCGGCGCTGAGACCTTGTTGAAACGCTGACGACCCTGACATGCCACCGGCCATCTGGCTGAGCCCAGAACCGACCGCACCTTGCAATGCGCCTTGTCCGAATCCTTGCCCAGTCAACGCACCAGCCGCGCCGCCCACCAATGCACCACCCAAAACATTTTGAGCGGTGGAGCCCAAGTTCAGTCCGAGCGTGTTGCTCGCTGTGCTACCGACAGCGCTGCCCAAACCGCTGCCTAAACCGCCCATGATCGCGCCCTTCAATGGGTCGCCGCCTGTGATCGCTGAACTCACACCGCCGATGATAGCGCTGCCCAACATCGTCGCGGCTGTGCCTGTCGCGCCCAGCGCGGTTCCAATCATGCCGCCTATTCCAGGAACGATGAAGTTCAATGCTATCGGCAATATTGCGCCAAGAATGCCGCCGCCACTCTTGTATTCGCGCAAGCCGGTGTTGGGGTTGACTGTGCCAGCGCCGCCCATACGACGCAACATTTCCGCTTCGCGCGGGTTGATGTGGGCGAGCATGCTGTCGCCGCCGCGTCCTGCGGCTTCCAGCTGACGACCTGCAACCTTCAAGCCGCCGCGAGCGTAACCTTTCGCCGCCAACCGCTCACGGTAGCCATAAAGTGCTACCAACACAGCCAACACGAATGTCGGGTCGTATTCTTGCGGCGCTTCTTGCTCGCTGATTATGCCATCTTCAATCGCTGCCGCGCGGACGTCAGGGTAACGGCTCGGATCTTGGACGACCGCTTCCAACATGCCGATTATTTCATCCAGATCCTCCGGCATGATCGGCATGCGCTCCAATTGAGCTTCAATTATGTCGACCGCTTGTTGGACTTGCGGCGTTTGTTTAACTAATTCTACGATCGAACGTACGTCCATTTTCATCCCCTACGCCAAGCGTGTGAGTGGTATTCTTCAGCCAAAAAGCCATAAACGTGAAGGTCGTCGTCAGGGAACGCTGCGCGCATTACGCCTTCGAGTTTGAAACCAAAATGCTCTGCAATGCGGCGAGACGCAGCATTTTTGCCGGGCACCAATCCTGTGACGCGCGCCAAATTTAATTTGTCGAACAAATATCCAAATATGCCATTGAACATCACGATCGTTTCTTTCGGTTTCAATTTCTTTTTGTCTATGACGATATTTAAATCAACATTGCGCGGCGAAAAGTTTGTCATCACAACCACACAAACAAATTCGTTTTGTTCATCTACCGCTGCCACAGCTCGGAAAAACTGAGGAAACGCATCCGAATTCAATTTGCTTCTTGCCCACTGTTCAGCTTCGTCTTCTCGTTCGAACCCAATATACTTCATGAGAGTGTTTGCACAAAGCGGTCAGCCCATTCTTCCCAGTTCTCAAAGTCATAAGGGTTCGGAAAATTGCGCCCCAACGACGTGTTGTTCAAAAACTGCATTGCCCAATTTTGCCAGTTGTCCGGCGAATCCAGCCGCCCGAACGCCCCATACGGATCCAAATCCAAAGCAACCTGATTGGCCCAATCGACCAATCCCATATAGCGCGGCAAAGTAACATGTGGCAAACTCATCCGAGCACCGTCCTGTCGCCTGTGTCTAGATGGCCGATGATCTGACCCATCTGATAATCACCATAAACCGAGTTGCTTTCGAACCGCACGCGCAATTCGCGGCGTTGTTCTTTCAACATCACAATTTGTTCGTACGGTTTGTCAGCCGCAGCGCTGGCAGGGAACTCAAAGTCGGTGCTGAAAACTTCCGGCGCGCGAGCGTTTGCACGCCCAGTGATCCTCACCGTCATCGGGCCATTTTGCACGAAATCTGGTTCGATGGCAACGATGCGCAGATATTCATTACGTCCTTGCGGCAATGAGGAAAGGTCTGCTGTTTCAAAGTAACTTTGGATCGGCCGAATGTTCGAACCGTCATATTCGTCAGTCAGCTGCTCTTGGATCCAAATCTTGTAACCATCGCCATCGTCCACAACGCCGGACAAAATCGGCGCGGCGAACGCATTGCTGAACTGGCCTGCGGAACGACCGAAATTAGGCAACTCGGTGTCGTACCAACAATTTTCGCGCAAATTATAAATTACAGCGTGGGTGCATTCAGTCGCGTCGCCGCGTGGATAGCACCACCAAATTTCGCCATAACGCGGCACTTTGAATGCGAACACTTTGTTCTTTTGATTTTGATTGATGCCGTCGAAAAAATAGTTGAGGTTCATCTGGTTCGGCACTTCACGCACCACACCATTGAACATCAAGAAGCGGTCAACGCCGCACCAGAAAAACACGCCGTCGTAATCAATCACGCATTGCGGCGAAATGATCGAGGTGTCGGTAGCAATCACGTCGAACTGGAACACGGTCGCGCCGCCAGTGAACGTAGCGCGAATGACCGCGTCATAAGCCCAAAAGATTCCTGCCGGGGCGCTGCCGGAGCCTGCGCGCAGCGGCAACCCTTTGACGATCTTTTGGCCCCAAGGCCGCGCGATGCCTGCGCCGCCTGCGAGGTCAGTCAAGTTCGTCGGCTCACCCGCTTTGGACCAACCGATTATCCCGTCGGTGCCATAATAAAACAAATAAGGATGCAAGGAAACGATGCCGCCGGTGACGTTGGCGTCAGGCGGCAAAGAAACGCTCACCAGCGGCGCGGTGCCAAGAACGTCACCGAAAAATATTTGACCGCCGGTGTCGTTGCAAATGCATTCCAAATTTGGCGAAACGTGAGCCAAGATGTAATTTTGATTGCTGGACGAATCGTATTGATAATCGAACATCCACAAATTGTCGACTGACCCAGCCAATGCAAACGACCCACCCGCCATGTCCGTATTGGTGGCAGTTATCGTGGTCGTGGTGACGGCAACCGTGTAACCGTTCGGGTCAGAACCAACGCTCACGTCAGCTTCAATCGTGATCACTGCACCGACGTTGCTGGCTGTGTAACCGTGCGTGCCGGTGCCTGTGTTGATGTCGGTGACAACGTCAGCCGCTGTGGTGGACAAATCTGTGTTGAACGCAACCGCGCCGGTGAGGATAGAAACGCCATCAATCGTGATGTCGTCCACGGAACCAGACGCGCCGCCAGTCAACGTCACCGTGCAACTGGACGCGACCGCCACAGGCGTCCTGTCGCTGATTACAGAACTGTTGAGTGTGCTGTCGATCGTGAACCGCTCAAGATAATTCGCGCTACCAGAATGGCAATAAACGAATCCTTGCTGTGTGAAGTTAGACAACCCACGGCTGATTTCAGTCAAATATTTTTGGGTCGAGCGATAGCCGCCCATCTTGCGCGGCAATCCGCGCTGCCAACGCACCCATTGTCCGTCGACGTAGAAGTCGCCTTCATACTTCGTTCCATCCCGCTTTATTCCAGGATTGGATTTGAGGACGATGGTTGTTTCAGGCATCAGAATGTCCCGCCATCAACAACACCCGCAGGCGCGACGCCCAACGCCGCCCATGCAGCGGCTTGGTCAACTGCCGTGAACAACGCGATGCCCGTGGAAGTGCCGCCCAAATTAATCCTCGCGCCGCTGGCGGTTGTTGCACTTGTGCCGCCTTCTGCGATCGTCAATGGCACGGAAATGCCTTGTGTGGTGGCATTCAAAACATCCGTGCCATCGCAATAAAGGATGACACGCTCGCCTTGTCCGACATTGAATCCTGTGCCGCCGCCGGAAGGGTCGATCGTTAACGTATACGCCCCGGTCGTTTGGTTGTCTACCCAATACTGTTGCACCGTCGCAGGAACAACAACCGTTCGGTTGCCGGTCAGCGCCCCCGTGAAACGGTAAGCGATTCTGTTGAGTTCTGACCCGGTGAGCGTATAAGTTCCTGTGCCGGGGATGTTGATGACCGTGTAATCGAACGCGAATACGGCAGACTGACCGAAACCGATTGTGTAGAAATTGGAGCCGTCAGACGCGATGATCGCGCTGTCACCCGGCTGGAAACTCAAGGAAACAGCGCCGTTGATCGTGATCAACCCCGGCGGGTCAGCGAGCACCGCGCCGGAGCCGCTGTTGCGCAAATACATGAACCAGTTGTCGCCGACAGCCGTAGCGTCTGGCAACGTCAATGTGCCGCCTGCACCCGTCCAATTGTACATCTTGGCCCGGTCGTTGACGCCTGCGGTGTAATTCGCATTGAATGCGGTGACAGGGACAGATTGGCTCAACAACGTGCCGACAGCGACGATGCCTGTGCCAGCGAGCGAGCTCGCATTGACTTGGCTGGTTGCCGCGCCATACTGCAATGACCGCCAAGTGCCTGCGGCGGTCGTGTTGTTGGCGAGATAAACCTGCCACAACTCTCCAGCGGCAATCGTTACAACTTGTGTGCCAGTTGCGTTGCGAACCGTGACAGTGTTCGCGCCGCGATTGTTGAAAAGGATCGTGTTGCCGGTGCCTGTTTTGTTGGCTTCTGGCAAATAGATGCTCAGCCCTGCGTCAGCTGTCACATCGATGATGCGGGTGGCAAGATTTTCATTGGTGGAAGTTTCTTCCGGCCAAGAAAGATAAACGCTCGTGGTCAGCGTGAGCGAGCTATAACTTATCTCGCTAGGATAAATGTTCGCGCCGCCGAATACGTCGGTATAGATGGTCATTACGCTTCACTCCTGTTCGCGGTGCGATCCATGATGCGCTTCAAATCTTCGCCGCTCAGAGCTTGCGCCGCACGATCATACATAGCTTGCCACGTTTGGATGCGCTCGTCTTTTTTCAAGAATGGCGCGGCTTCCAGCAACGTGGCATAAAGCAACAAGTCAGGCGCGTATTCCGTGAGCCAGTTGGTTTGGAAATCTTCACCCAAGAATCTTGGCTGCTCGTAATACAAGATTTCCCACGTTTGCGCGGCGTCAGGCGTCGGAGCGATTATCCAATGTTGATAATCATAGTCGGCATAAAACTCTGGTGTGTCGGTTTGCGACTCATCAGGCCAGTAATTGCGGATGTATTCGTAAGAGCGCGCGAACAGCGGCGCGTTGTCGACCGTCATGCTTACGGTGTCGCGCCAGCGGTCTGGCTTGAGATAAACGGCTACCCCGACTTGCAGC